ACTGGCAGAGCTTAAAATGGCAGATGACATTCAGCGCATGCAGATCATGATGCAGTTGGAAGCTGCCGAGAAAATAGCGACGAGCACGTTGTTAGACGAATTCGATAAAGACTTCCATGTCGAAGCTGATAAAATCATGAGCGAGGCCGACACCAAGGCTAAATTAATTATTAATGCCGCTGTCACGTCTGCCCGGGCGCAGGGCACTGCCGCAATCGTCCAAAACGACTTCATGATGCGCAGTCAGTTGATTCAAAATAATCAATCGGCGGCCTCTGGGATTGACCCGGCTACTGGGTATCCGACTGACCCGAACTCCGGTGTTCCAGTAGATCCTAACACGGGATTTCCGATAGACCCGGCTGTGGGCCTTCCCGTAAATCCTGAAACTGGCATGTATATAGACCCCAATACCGGCCAAGAAATGTCCCCGGAGCAGGCGCAGCAAATGGCCATGCAGGTTAACTCACAGCAAGCACAGCAACAGAACACAGCTAACGCACCGACACAGGGAAATCAGGGCGTGCCGGGAAGCGCTGTAGATAATGCTGTATACTCACAAGAAGAACAACGGCAAGACGCGCAGAACACTGCCGCGCAACAGGCCGCCACGTATAAAAACGCGCCTCCGAATCTAAAAGTCACAATTACTAATCTGGCCAATCAGTTGCTGGGCGCCGACTTGTTCTCACGCCAGAGCGTGCTACAAAACTTAGCTGCCAGAAGTCCTGCGTTAGCAAACATGGTAAAAGAACGTATCGGCATGATTTCTGCAGGTATGCAATAAAGGAGCTGCCCTATGAGTTGTCAGAAACCTGAGCTAGTATCTGTAGAACGAAAAGGCCTGGAAGAAAAGCCTGCGCTAGTCGAAGTCGTTATGATATGCAAGCACCCTTGGGATAAATAATCTGGGAGTAACAAATGGGAAGTCTTAAGGCAAAAGTAAAGTTGATTACGTATGACAGCGGCAAAAACGAGTCGGCCGACGAATTCGAAGCTGTCATGAGCAGTATCGCGTCAGATCCGGACACGTACGAGATTATCAGCATGGACAAGACGATTACGCCGATAGGCTCGTTCGTATGTGCTGTGTTGTACAAAGAAGTACATGTGGGCGACGACTTGTCTGACGAAGAGACAGAGATTATAGCTGATTTAGACGAAAACGATATCTAAACGAAAGGCAGCGCTATGGCAGTAATTTACATCGATAGCTTGACCGGCTCGGATACTTTGGGCGGCGGGAGTGCTGGAAGCCCGTTTGCCAGCATAGCGCATGGTGTCAGCATTGCACTACCGGGCGACGTGATAGTAGTTCTTGGTACAAACGGCCATACTCATGAAGAACCGGACACTGTTTATGTGCATAACAAATTCAACATAAAAATACAGACCGAGCCGATGCGGCACGTAACTGTTAGGCCGGTAAGCACCAGCAAACAGGCTACTTTCATGATTGAAGGCTCTGACGGCATTAATATTTCCGGCCTTAAGTTCTTGAGTGCCAGGCCACCAGAAACGAATCACGCACACGCTGTCCTGGTCAAGAATTCTGTCAATATTAAAATCTTGGGGAACGAAATCTCAGAAGACTGGGAGTGTCACGATGTCCCGGCAACAGAGCTATTTAAATGTGATAACTCGTCGGTAGAGCTTACCGGGAATTTTTGTAATTACGTCGAAAACAGCTTCCCGTCTGTTAATAACCCAAACAACTTTTTTAGCTTTATTTCTGTTTCCGGCAACGGGGACTATTTGATCCGTAATAACGCCATTAAAAACGTGCATTCTAATAGCGGCTTTTCTTACGGAATTAAAGTATACGCCGATACTGGCAAGTTTAAAATCGACGATTTTGAAGCCAACGATTTTATCCCGGAGCATACCGATTATCACGATAAAATGATTGGTATTTATATCGAAGGCGATAATTCTGCCGCCGTATACGAGATAAGTAACTGCATTCTAAATAAACTCGGATACGGCATTTACTTTAAGCACATGCTTGTGTCGCTAACTTCGATCGTCAGGCGCTTGCTGATTACGAACTGCGTATTCTCGGCAATTTGCCTGGATGACGAAAGCGTCGTCTATGACATACGGCATGCTACGATAGCCAAATGCTACGAGGGCGTTTACACTAAAAATAAATCAGCCGCGTCAATCACAAATAGCATCATATATAACTGCGACATAGGGCTAAGGGCCGACCTTGAATCGTACTTGCGTGCGCTGTATTCAGTACATTATTTCTGCACGCAACCCAGATTTACAAGCACTAAGAGCATTATCGACGCCTCGCAGTTCGTTAGAAATATCGACCCCAAATTCGTAAACGAATCTCAGGAGAATTATAATCTGACTGACTACAGCCCCTGCGTCGACACCGGCAGCTATTATGCCAGTGAGAGCTACCTGGGCAACGGTCCTGATATAGGCTTTTATGAAAAGACTGCGCTGGTCACGGAGGACGAATTGCCGTCACTGTTAGCCCGCGCAACGCGCCTCACGGAACGAGTGCCTTTGACAGAAATCGACATAATCGGCATGGTAGCCCGGGGCATAGAGACTTCTGATGGCCGAATCATGGCCAGTAGAGAAGGCTCTGCCGTAAAAGATTTGGCCGTAAAACCGCTAGATTTAATCATAACGCCGTATCATACTGAGCTAGAACTTATAAGAGACCGACTGGCTTTTTCCAGGCTAGAAAATTTGTCAGAACAAGATGCGGATTTACTAGCTTCTAACGTATTCGTTGAGCGTGATTATGGCACGTATGCCAGTGGTATCGTGCGCATATTCTTCTCTGAGCCCAGAGACGCTATTTTATACTCTGAGCACGAATTTAAAACTCAGTACGGATTAAAATTTTATACCCGTGCAACAGTCGCCATAACAAAAGATGAGATGGCCCTGAATTATGACAACGGCGCCTATTATTTCGACACCGTCGTAGACGCCGAAGTCCCTAGTTTAGAGTATAATCTGCCCGCCGGATCTATCACGATCAGCACAATGCCAATGCCTCCGGGCATGTTAAGCTTCACTAACCCATATGAGCTTGCCGGAGGATACCCGTCTGAGACGAATTACGAATTGAAAGAAAAAGCGCAATTTAGCATTTCGGTCAGGGATATAGTTACTAAAAAAGGCGCCAGGGCCACGCTTCCAGAGCTTTTTCCATTCATATCCGACATGCGTACGATAGGGTACCGCGATCCGGAAATGGAGCGGGATTTTATTGCGTTAATAAACGACAACATAGGTGGCAAGAGCGATATTTACATCAAGACACGCCTGCCCGTGGAAGACAGCAAAATAATCTATCCTGATAGCAAGTTTTTTGAGATTACCGACGCTACATTTTCTGGGTATGTCCCGATTCTCAAAATAACTTCAATTGAAATGCTGGAGCCTGTATCCGAAGCAGAAACTGGCATATTCTTAAATCCGGCTACGCAATTTAAAATTGTAAGCCGGGATAAACTACATAGATTCTCTGTGAAAGAGCATATTGCTATAGAATTCTCGGATACTGTCGTGGCTGACTATATGCCAAACACGCCGTTTAAGATTAATTTTATCTGGGTCCCTGAGATGAAGGCTTTGCAAAGCGTGATACTCGGTGACGACGAGCGTGTAATCGTGGCAGATATTTTGGCCAGAGCATTCGAGCCGGCGTATGTAAGTTTTTCTATTAATTATCTCGCCGAGGCAGAAATTCCCTCAATGGCAGAAGCCTTGGGTGGCTTTATACGAGGCCTTAGATCCGGGTCCGAGTTACAGGAGTCAGATTTAGTAGCCATGGCATATTCTTTAGGTGCGCAGAAAGTCTTGCAGCCAATGGAACTCCAAGTCGAGCATCATACGAGAGAAGGCAAAGTAAATTACATCATGTCGCCAGACGGTGTGTTTCTGCCTAGAATAGCGACTTTCTGGGATGGTCAGATAACGGCAAATTATCTCGGCAAAGAAGTAAACAACGCATAGCTATCAAAGGAGCAGATCCATGCCAGATTTTTTAATAAACTCCCCAGAAGTCCAAGAATGGATTTCCGATAGCAACACGCGAACGCGCTTAAATAACGCGCGCAAAAGCACTGTTACTGTAGTTCCTGGCGGCCTGGATGCTGTCCGCGGCGTTGTAAATAAATACCCTGGTTTAGGCAATACTTTAATCGACATTCTCGGCGGCGTAGGGCAGTATAAGGCGCCACAGAGACTTGGTGCAGCTTTGCTGGGTGGCGCAGCATTAGGCAGCGACGAGCAGCCTATTTCTGCAGCCGGAGCTGTAGGTGGCTACGGCTTCGGAGCCGGTCTGGAAGAAGTTATACGGCGCCTTAGAAACGCGGAGATGAGTAAAAGCATGAGTGACATAGAAGCCTCCGGGGCGCTTACAGACCTAAACGCCAGTGGCTTTATGGGAAAAATCGACGACGTAGGCGAGGCCCTTAAAAATAACGACCTGACCGAAGCGCTTACTACTAACGAGGAATTATTAGAAGGGGGCGCAAGACCTTTTGGCGCGACGGTTTCCAAAAGCCATGCAAACGGCATCAATCAAGCTAAGGCCTATGTCGGCACGCAATTGTTAGACGACGCGGCACTGGCGTCGCTACGGGAAAATGCCCCCGGCGAAATAAAAAAATTCAGGGACATACCTGGCTTCTCCAAGCGAGAATACAGCAATCAGATCAAAAGCTTGATAGATTATTTGCAGGGCCAGACTAACGATTACTCGACTGTCGGAATAAACAACGAAAGCCTTGCCAGATCCAACGTTAGTAAAAGCATGAAAGTGCATGAGCTGTCAGAATTATTGCACATGGCGGATCCGAGTTTATCCAAGCGTCTTCCAATGGAAGGCGGTAATTTTGGCAGTTTAGTATCTGGTGAGACTGGGCTTAGATCTGTAGGCGCGGCGCATCAGTCTCCTGCCGTGCTTTTACAAGAAAGCGATATTAACGCCAGATTGCTGCCACCGGAAGGCAAGCAGATCAGGGACAAGCTTAGGGCCATGACCGGTGAGAAGCAATTTATCGAAAAGATTCTGGGCACTAACTTAGACGACGTAGTGCTCGGCAATAATTACGTGTCTGAGAATGCTGACGACATAGCCAGGATTCTAAATACTTTCAAAGCTAATAAAATGCCCCCTAAAGAACTCCTTGACAAGGTTCGAGTAAATCCGGTAACATCGATTTTGGGAAGAGCCGGACGTGGGTTGTCAAACTTAGAACATAGCATGGCGACAATGCTCCGGACGTTACTTAAAAGGAGATAAGCTATGAAGATGTTTTTAGTCTCGAACGGTATTACTAACATGGCGATCGTGAATTTTATTGCGGGCACTGCGCCGCGCACGGCGGCAGATCTGATGACTGACGAACATGTTTTTCACGGTTACTGCGTAACTGCGATCACATTCCCAACTGAAACTGGCTCTAACACTAGTTTAGTACACGCGGCAAACATTGCAGACTCGGATGATAATAAACTTAAGAAAAGTTATGTAATCAGGACTACCCCGACAAGCTTCATATGGGCAAAAGATGTCGACGAAAAAAGCGAATTGTATGCCGGCGTAAAAAAAGTCCTTGGCCTCGGAGAAAAGGTACTTTCCGGACTCGGGGCTATTCCTGCCAGTGCAATTGACCCAGAACCAAAGTTAGATATGAAAAAACTAGCTAAAATAAAGGACATGCTCGAAAGCCTGTCCCCTGAAGAAATAAAAGCACTGACTGGTGGCAAATAATGTCAGGAGTCCCGGTGAGTCGCATAACAGATTTGTCTGTCGGCGTATGCTCGGTAGGATTGCCGTGCTGTCCGCATGGCTGGATTAGTGTGCATTACCGGGGCTCTCCTGACGTACACGCAAATGACTTAAATATTATGCGCATAGGTGACATCGGAATAAGCACCTGCCCGCATTGCGTAATTTCTTATGCAATAACGGGCAGTAGCTTTGATATGGCAAACGATATTCCGATACATAGAGTAGGAGACGTGCATATTGTCCCTTGCGGCACTGGCGTATGCGTTACTGGCTCTCCAAACGTGCTTAGCGAGTAGGCTTTTTATTATATACCAGCTCTGGCGAATTCTAAAAAGCCTTCGGCTGTAACGATAAATAACCGGCCAGTAGCCTGGCAGAATACTACATCATTTACTGCCATATTTGTGTGGTCTATCGGCGCGGACGTATCCAGCCTTGCTACAGAACGAAACGTCGTGAAAGAAGCCACGGGATTGTTTCTCAAATATAAATCTGCCGCGATTCTGGCTTGCATGGTATCTGGGGCCTGGTATTGTTCTGTATTAGCTGCGTCGCTAGGAAGTCGCAATATTTGATCTAAGATTGGCCGGGCAGCTTCCTTGGATGCCACATCAGCTGGTCCATTAATCTGGCCCGCAGCTGTTGCTGGTTAGCCAGATTTTGTGCTTGTGTAAAAGCTGTGACATCGGTTTCAGTAGCAGTGTTCTGCTGCCGCGCCTGCGGCGTTAGTGGCTGCTGTGGAACCAGATGTAAATTCACGTCGACATTCGTACCGTCTTCCATACCCAGAGTAGCCCGCAAGGCTTGTTCTATATGCCGCGAAACAACCTGCTGCATCTGACTCTCCATTGATTCTTGCACTGGTTGATACCCGCCGGGCCTAGACCCATCCTGGGGGCTACTCGGCTCTATAACTCTGTATGGCCGCTGCAAGTAGTTTTGCACGACATCCGACAAAGACTCTATATTAGATTCCGCAACCTTTCGCTGGTAGCGAATTATATTTATAGCGCCCTGGTTGTCGTCAACACCCTGGACTGCACGCATAATATCGTGAGAATCCAGCGCCATGCCGACAAGCTTAGCACTCATATGTGAGCCCACGGCGTCTATGCATTTTAGTAGCTTAACCATGCCACACGCCGGCTGTATTGCACTTAATATGTCGCTTTCATAGCCGCCTGTTATTCTTTCTACTAACGGCCTTCCCCGAAATATACTGAATATGCTGTTAGCAGCTTTTCCGTACGCGGTATTTCTTAGCGTATCTATAACTTTTGGCCATCGCTGGTCCAGGGTTATAATATGCCTCGGAGGCTTTGCATCGCCAGGGATAGTACGCATAGCCAACACGTCTTCCACGGCCTGAACTGAATATGGCACATAGTCAGTTGATGTAAACGGCTTGTACATAAATGGATTGTTAGTCAAGCTGGCGTGCACGCCAGGAAATATGCTTCCTGGGGCTGAGCAATAAGCGAATATTGGGAGCTGAAAATCCCCGGAATCTTCTAGCTTGGAGTTTATTTTACCAGTAATCTCCAGAAGATCTTCAGACGTTAATATTCCCGGCAGCCCAAAGCATTTAAGCACTGCCCATATTCGCAGCATCGAGCAGTGTGTGTCTTTCACTAGCTCTACGATGCCACGGTTAGTAATTTCGAACATGCTATTTTTATCCACATGTTCATTTATTACTAAATACGAAAGCTTGCCTAGTGCCTCTTGTGCAGTTGGTAGCTTAGTAAAACGATTCGTTAAAAGCGTGTCGATTAAATACCATTTTAGAAATTCGTCAGCAACGCTGTCAGAATCATCTCCGAAATCTTTCAGCATGGATTCTTTGAAATTTGGCAGGTCGACTTTGAAAGCACGGTCTTCTAAAAAGCTTGCAACATTAGTTCCGAAAGGCATGATTTTACGCATCGCTAATTCTCCCGAAGTGATTTATTATCTTATAACAGTTTTGTTGAAAAAGAAATGCTTTTTGTCTATAATAAGACTATGGTAAACAATAACACGCCCCCAAAAGAAGTATTGTCCGTAAGAGGCTTGGTGGCCAGGCGCATGGAGCAGTTAGAAGACTCCAAGCGCATTTTAACCATGGGACAAAGCGATTATAAATTAACGCTTAAAAGCTTTTCGGATTCCGTAGCGAGCTTTTCCGAAATGGCCCAAAGCTCAGAAGGCAAATTATTAAAAAGCGACATAGAGAAACTGCAGCTTACGAGTTTACAGCCGATTCCGCCAGAATTAGCCTCTAATCAAGAATCTGTTGCCATGATGCATAATAAATTTAGGGCATTAACTGGCGCCATATTCAGTGGTGACCATATGCCAGACTTTTTTGCCGGCATAGTAAAACAAGGCTGTGATTTAATCGCGGCAGAAGCCAATGGCCTAATATCTCAAATGAATGAATTAACAGCTTTCGTAAAGCAGCACGCCAACGAAATATGCGGATACTTAGATAAGCTGAATGCAGGCAACGCCGTAGACATGGTTACTAAGATCGTAAACAGCGCGGAAGAGATTACGGCTAAATCCCAGGACATGTATTTACAGCTCGTAAAGACTTTCAATAGCGCCAAAGCTACTAATGGCTTTTCTGATACTATGCTGGATTCTGTCATGCAGCAAGCAGATAGCCTGATTAATTTATTTGGCACAGACTTTGGCAAGAACCCGGCAATGTCTTCAGCAAATTTTCGCAATTATGAAAGCATGTTGACTGACATAAATTACAAGGCCAATTCTCTAATCGATTATGGCACTAATTTACCAACTATGGCCGATAAAATAGAGAATATAGACATAAACAAAATCTACGACGAGAATTTCTCACAGATTTTAGCCAACGGCAATAAGCTAATAAGCACAGCCAAAAGTGCAATTAACGCCGCAGAGAATAATAATGCGCAGGCGTTAGTCCAGAGCGTAAAGAGTATTATCAGCCAGGCTACATTTATAAAAGGGCAGTTAGGCCAGCTGAAAAAACGAGGCATAAAAGGCATATTGCAAGGCGGCGGGGACTTAGTAAATCAGTTTAACTCGTTGGTAGCCACGGCACAAAATTTCGCAAATAACTTCCCAAAAGAAGCCATGCGCATTTTCCAAAACGATATTAATACTATTATGGGCATCACTAACGATTTGGCTAAAAGCGTAAATTCATTAAGTCGTAAAAAGCGGCCAACGTCTCAAGAAGTCGCCGCTATTGCACAAAGGCTAGAAGATAAAAATACGCAAGTCACGCTGCACGTCGGAGATTTAATCGCTGGCGTAAACGGCTTTAACGTGCCAATATCAGAGCCGGCCACAGCTGCCATAAACGCGCTTAAAGCTACGGCACCCACGCCTATGGACTCGCTAGCTCGTGGTAACGTACTGACTTTTACAAAAGCAATAGACAACCCGGCTATGCTGACGCAAATAGGCCAGTGTCAAGAAGCTATCCGGGAAGCCATGATTATGCCCGGCATTTCGGCACAGGAGTTTAGCATGCTCACGACTTTGCTAGATTATGTCAACGGCGAGTACGAGCGAGAGCTCATGACTAGTTTTATCTCGGACTTAGACTTGCAAACTAGCATGGCCGTTACCGGCATAGACAAATACGCTGACGAAGTATTATCGCCAAAGCTGCGATTGCTTTATCAATATGAAAAGCTAAGGGCTAGTAAGGGGGGACAATAATGTTAATGGAAAAACTGGCCAAAGACGTAGCAGAATTGGCCGACGCTAAAATAAAAACCGACTTAAAATACACCCCGGAAAAAACACATCCGAATGATGATTACTATGGTGCTAGAAAGAGTTTATTGCCAAATTCAACTTATATAAACGCTCCCAGCGAGATTAGCAGATCCAGCCGTGAAGGTGTCGCGGCAGCCGAGGCTAAATATCCGCAGACAAATATTCAATCCCCAACTCAGAGAATAGATGATAGAAAAGTTAATAGTATTACGGATTATATGCATCGGATCTCTAGAGATGTCGTGCAGCCATATTTGCAAAAACGATACAATGCCTACGCGGATAGAATGGGGAGACCAAGAGTCAGAGTAAAAAGTAATCCGATGGCCGTAGCAGACGATGGAAGTGTTAACTTCTCAGGAGATGAGGCCGGGCAGCCTTCGGTAGCATATTTCGCCCCTTCCAGGCTCCCTATGTTCAATGGTCACATCGCGCACAACACTCAGTACAACAGCCCTGATATAGAAATGGCTTTGGCGGATGCTGGTATTGTTGGAAGAGGCGGTGCGAATAATGCAGATTTCTTAAATGATACAATAGGTCACGAGATGGCTCACGCTGATCCAGATAACCCGTATTCGATATGGGCTATCCAAAAAGGGATGCCTCCGGCAAAAATGCGTGGTGTTATTGATACAGTTGGCGCAATTGCTGATACTATACACAAGCATACTGGTGGAAAAATACTTCCAGAACGGTGGCAAGGAGCATCTATTTTACAACAGAAGAAATTTAATGAGATGCACATAAATAACAGGGAGTTAAATCGTAGATTTGGCACCGAGGATGATCCTATGATCGAATACTTATCCGTGCCTGGCAGATCCATGAACGAGCTCCGCAGTGTTTACTACGGTTGGCTAAATAAATTAAGAGAAAGGCCCATGTCAGTGTTGGATAATCCACTGCCGAAAATGACCTATCCTGAAGTAATTTCCAAACCGATAAGGGATGCGTTTTCAGGCGCAATGGCTGCAACAGATTCTAAAATAAGGAATGAGCAAATACAAAAAGGGCGGCACTATCTAGCCAGAATGTTATACCCACACCTGGGCAATCCTGCTGATATAAGAACTGACGACCTAAAGGAATAGACGAATGCCTGATGTAAATATTATGCGAATTGATCCAGTAACACGGCGTGTAACATGGGGATGGAATTTACTGCCGGCGCGTAATACCGGCATAGAGCTCTTGGTGCAATTAGTCGCAAAGACTATTTTAACCACTGCCGGTCAGGATTACTTGCGGCCTGAATATGGTGGCAGTATTTTGTCGCTTACCGGACGCAGCTTAAATTCTAACGATATTCCCAGGCTCAACGCAGATATAGCGTATATCGTCAGAAAATCTGAAGAGCAGATCATGCGCGAGCAAATAGACAAGCCAGTGTCGGCCAGCGAGAGGCTTAAGAAAATAACACTGCTCGGTATCGATATTAGTTTAGTAACCGGCGTAATTAGAATCGATATCTTAGTCGAAAACGAATCCGGTGAGGCCGACCGTTTTAACTTCGAAGCGTCGGTTAGAAATTAATTATGCAACCAGCCAAAGCAAAAATAAATTACACATGCAGCACAGTAGCAGTCGCAAATTACATAATTAAGCGATTCAAAAAGGCCGGGGCTAAATTAAGCAAGACAAAGCTCAATCATATTTTAGTCTATGCACATTTAAAGCATTTGCTACTTAGTAGCCGGCCGCTTGTAGTCGAAGCTTTAAGCCTCATGCATTTCGGCCTCGTATTCGAGTCGATTGCAAAAATATTCGAGAATCTGCCCTACGACGAAGATATAGGACCCAGGAACTACACACAGACCGAGCATGATTTGGGCATAAGGCTACGTGAGCGCGTGCTAGAAAAAGAAATAAAAGACGAAGAGGCGCTTAATAGCATCAAAAGCCTGCTTGACGAATGCGTGTCAATATTCTTAGATAAGTCGGACAGCGAGAGTGCGCGTATATTACTAGACAAAAAAGGCCTCTGGTATTATCTGGCCTTCGTAGAAACGCCCGGAAATCATTTGATAAACGATTTCACCGAAATAGACTACAAAGAGATCTTAAAACTCAAAGACAGATTCAACATGTGAATTAAAATCTAAGGTAGGATTTTGCGACTTCTCCAGCTTCGGTCAGCCCTCCAGCAGCATTGAACTTTCTTACTTTCTCTGGCAGCGAATGCCGCAACCCCGGAACCTCATTTCTAACCATACGCAAATACATGGCTAGATTATCCCTGGCCAGACTTTCCGGATTTAATCCTGCTAATGCCCTGGCTTCTTCCCGAAGTATTTGCCTACCGACTATCTCTTCAGCTCTAGCAGAATCATCCCCACCCAGATGTGCCATGGCCCTGAGCTTTGATTTTAAATGAGGATCTGACGAATGCCGTATTTCATGCTCCACAGTAGGTCTGTTAAAGCCGTCGGCCTTGTTTTTAGGGATAAATATTTTGTCACTGCCTGGCGGGAAGAGGCCGCCTTGTTGATTTTTGACGCTGACAAACTCTGGCAGTTTGCTGGGTATATAATGTGCCCTGCCAGAAGAGTACATGCGAGACAGGGTCTTCTTTACAAGTTTATTTAACGCCGGATCCGACGAGAATATCCTAGCTAGTTTAGTCATTGCATGATTGGCGACACTGGTGGCCAGTTTTTCTCGCAGCATACTTATTCTCCGGTGCTATCAGGTTTTTTTACATTGACATTTAGTAATTTTATACAGCCGCTTTCCGGGCATATCTCACGCTCCTCTTCCCATACTCGCTTCATAAAGGCATCCCATCGGTTACAGCTTAAGCAGCCCCTCGCTGTCGGCACACCAAGATTATTAGCCTTGCCGGCAGATGTTTTCTTTTTAGCCATGAATACGTATCCCCTTTAAAATCTAAGCTTGGATTTTCGCAGCATATCCATCAAAGCTTTCTTCCCAAATATATTCCTCGCCCTGGTGCCCACAGCGCGCTGTCTCTCGGCTATGGCCTCAAATGGTCGCATTGAGGCATTTGGATTTGTATGCAGCACTGTTTGCCGTAGCAGTGTTTCATCCGGCAGGTTATTTCCGCTTGGGCTGGCTGCCACCAAAAAATCTCTTCTGGTAGGGTCTCTGTTTAACGCTCCTTTTGGTACTACTGCCTCGTAGTAAGGGTGATCTTTCCAACCTACATTACTTCCAGCATACGTGTCGCCGAAATAGTCCCGCAATCTCCTAGCCACCGGGTTAACCTCAGCTAGATGCTTTGTAAAAAACATGTCCGGATGGATAGATTTCAGACTAGCCCTATCCCCAACCATAACTCTGCCACCAGGTACTGCATATCCGCCCAGAGCCACCGGGGCGTGCCCAGATATAAACACACTGTCCCCGACACCTGCATTGCTAAACCCTCTACGTAGTGCTTTGTAGTAGCTATTTTTGCCACCATCTGGTAGTGACTTTACTAAATCTTCCGCTGTGATAGTGCCGGGTATCTTGGCGGCCCTGTCCGCTATTCGTTGGTTTATTTTATCAGTGATTCCTGAGCTGTCAACCGGTATGGATGGATTTTTATCTTGCCAGGTGGCTCCATCCCGAGTTAAAGCAATGCCACGCAGTCTCATGGCATCTTTCAATGGTATAGAGTGCAGATATCCCTTACTTACACCAGATAGTAAGGGATTGAAGGTGACATCTCTTGGTCCCACCCATGATTCTCTTGGAGACATTATTTTCTCAGCCAGATGTCTGTTATTCTCAGACATTGCGTTGTGTGGAAGAGGCGGATGAAATTTGTTCTGGCGCCACTGCATATATTCTTCGTTGGCTATGTCGGCTTTAGTCTTAGAGTTTATTAAAAATTGACCTAGGTCATCTATAAAGCGACCCATTCTCGTCTGATTAAATGGGTGCTTTCTAAAATAGTACCTTTCGGCGATGTTCGATGAAGGGCTCGGCTTATTTCTTCTAAGGAGATCACCTCTAACATCGGCATACTCGCTAACAGTGGGACCAGACTTTCCAGCAGCCTCTCGCTGTTCTATCCATCTTTTCTCCCACCCAGCAAGTTTTTCCATTGCAAGTTTTTCTACAGCACCTGCAAGTTTATCATGCAGCATGTCAATAAAACCTCCCGGATTCTAAGCGATAGCGTAAAAGCTTATCAGCGATGCGAGTTTTCAATTGCGAGATGCGGCTGGGACTAATGCCTAGTTTGTTTGCGATCTCAGACGGGCCTAGCGTCGGTTTGTCGTTCATGCCATATAAATATTCGAGTATCTCACGGTCTCGCCCATCGAGCTCACCCCATAAAAGCCAGAGCGTATCTTCGTAAGTCGTGTGCGATTTATGAAAGTCCTCTGCGGCAAAGCCCGCGCTTAAGTCCTGACGATTCTCTTTCTCCAAAAGCTTTACGTCAGACAGCGCAATGCCAGTATGATCGGCGATTTCTTGCTCTGTAGGATTTCGGCCGTAAGTCTCGTGCAGTTCGACTTTGGCTCGATTAATAGCCCCGATATGCACGATGCGGCTTTCTGGTATCTTACCAATATTCTGATGCTTGTATACATATCGATTCAAAGGCTTTAGTTGCCATGTCAGATAAGTATTAAGCTGCGTTTGTTCCGGGTTGTAATTATCGAAGCTTTTAATGGCCAGATTCGTAGCATGAGCCTCTAATGCGCTACGGGGGATATTGCCCGTATAAAGCTTGTTAACTTGAGATTGTATAATCGGGTTAACTTGCTTGACCAGCGCTTCTAGGTTGGCATCAGTTTTATCCGACTGCCACTTTTGCCAGAGCTGCACGTCTTTTGAATAGTCGGTCATGTATTAAAGCCTCAGGTATTTCATGGGATCGATCTTTTGAATGTCATCGGTAAGTTTGCCTGGGATATTCTCGCCATAATCTTTCAAGGCAGCTTCTTGGATAGCACGACGCTCCCCAGTGCTAGTTCGCAATGCTTTAAATATTTCGGTCAATGCTGGGTCTTGTAATTTATCCACCATTACAGATTCTAGCCTAGGTATATCCGCCGACATATGTGACGACCATCCAGACATGTCCGGAATATCCCGAATGTAATTGTACGCCCTGCCGAGTAAACCACCACCAAGAGCACCGTACACGCCGCCGGTCATAACTGATTGCAGAGCATTTGCTACAGTACTAATGTCAAGTTTACCTTTTTTATAATCATTCACGGCGTCTAATATCGGCGCAGACATTGCTGCGGCCCCGAGCAGGGCACCGACAGATGTGCCGCCAACTATGTTAGTCAGTCCCGGCATATTCTCTTTCATGGCTTCGGCTTCGAGTATTTCGTGCGCAGCAACAGTGTCGTAAAATTTATCAGCTGTGCCCGGATGTTTTTTATCGTAATACTTGGCCGACAGATTTGCGTAATCGCCAATCATGTCATTGCCAGTTGCATGTGACATGCTTATCTCCGGGGTGAGCTCGTAATCTATCGTGCCGGGCCTAACAGAATTAATGGCCTTGGCAGCTAATGCCAATATGCCACTGCCGCCCAGACGGGTATGCGGGCCAATCGGAATAATATTTTCCAAAAGCCTGCCTTCAGTGAGATTGCCGGCGTTTTTATATTCTTTTATTTTGTCCTGTATAGCAGCGTAAAGCGCATCGCCAGAAATATCGCTCTCGAGCAAGCCACTAAGACTGCCTTCGGCATAGGCAGTTTTTACTATGTCACGCACCAGGCAGTCTTTGATTGACATATTTAAAAATCAAACCCCTAAAAGCTGTCTAAGATACATGTCGGACGGATTGGTCATGGGCATGGGTGGCGCGGCGTTCACTGGCATAGCATTCCCTGGTCCCACTGGCATATTATTTGGCGTAGGCGGTCTAGCACCGCCGTTCGACTTTGAGGGCTGCGCTGCTTTCGGTGCTTTAGCCGGTGCAGGGGCTTTCGGGGCTTTCGGTGCTTTCGGTGCTTTAGGCGCCTTTGGTTTTTTGACTTCTTTTTCGCCTTCAGCAGCAATTTTGTAAAGCTTTAACTCAGCAGCCAACGCAATATCACTGGCCATTTTTTCCATTAGCATTTTAGTAAATCTCCTTTATTCATGCAAATCACCAACAACGCCATAAATCGTTTTAACGTATTCTAACACTGGCGCCTGTCGAATATTGGGCAAACCATTTTCAGCTTCTTCCATGTCAATAGTATAGCCTTTAAAATAATAATTATCAAACGTTTCTGAGTTGTAAATAATTACGCCTTCTCCATCATGCTGCTTTGCCGTTGCGTAAAACAGCTCGCCCATTACAGTGCCTTCGGTATCGAACGCTCGCTGCGTTAGCGCTTCGGCCATATAAGTTTTTATAGCCGTACTGTTGTATTTCTCGAAAATATCCAAGTAGGCGGCGTATACTTGGCCGGGCTTGCCGGCGCTTTCGCTCATACTAGTGCAGCCGAAATATGCTTTGTATACTTCGTGAATGGCGTCCGGTTTATATGCAGCATCGTACCATTCGAAATGTTTAAACTTGGTTTCTGCCGTGAGGTATTCGACGTTAGAGCCTTGTACACTGCTTAGTATATTTCCGGAGTTGCCTATCGAATGCGAGACGCTCTCGACTTTAAATATTAATGGCGTATGCTTGTCAAATAATACTGCACGCTGGCCCGGTATCAATTGCGGAGAAAATGGCATTGTGATAGCAATGCTCGTGTGGGCATTACGTAGTTTGAAATATAAATGCATGGCGAAGTCCCGGTGCTCTTTTGCGTTACGAGACAGGGCTAAATAATTTCCTGGCGACGGCGTGTAAAACGGCCGGCTGCCTATAAATTCTTCGCCTTCGATTATAATCGTCTGCGCTACACGTGATACCGTGTCTTTGTCTGAAGCACTTAGCGCGAAAGACAGCGCGTCAGGGTACATGGCTACGTCTGACTGGGGATTAGCGCGGTTAACGCTGACGTTCCCCTGTGCGTCATAAATAGGCGATTCTAATACGACACGGGTTATTTTATTCCCGAAGCCATCTGAGAATTGTGCGGATATTTGCTCGGTCGGGAATATCATGTTGCATGCCGGGACGTCGCTTAGTATTAAATCTGGCTGGACCAGCACTGCGCCTTTTGCCAGTCCCGGCACTTCCCAAGCTTCAGAAAAATACATGCCAAGAAGCGTGCTTATCATGCCACTTAGCGGACTTGTCCCGCCGTGCTGCGCTTCTATTACTTGTCTAAGCATTTTAATAAAAATATCTTTCTGTTTGTTACTGCCCCAGCTGGCTACATAATTGGCCCATGCTGCAGGGAATTCATTTATAAATATATCCGGCTGCAGGCGTAGTCGATAGTTATATGCAATATTATAAAAGTCACTAGAGCCGTGCATGGCATACGCGACTAGCTTATCAATTACGTCTTTTAGCACGGCCGGGTTTTCCAACGATCGTGCCGTGGGCTTTTTGTTGCCTTTAGGATTAGCCATCTCGTTTGGAATATTCTCAGAGGGATTTTTAGCATCTGCCGCGGGCTTTACCAGCGTTTGATCAGAACCGTTTCCACCGCCTTTTTCTGTTGGTGACGGCACTGTCAATCCAGCTTCCTTTTCTGTCGTGGTATTTCCTGGATTTGGCTGGAAATTTGGGGCCGGAGACGCGCCGGTAGAAGCCGCGACTTTGGAAGGCTGCAGGCCCTGCGCGGCAGAAGAGCTCGTCTCGAATTTTAATGCCGATGCCATTATAATATTATTAAATATAGCAGCACGGCCGTAGGCTACAAGCGAATAAGTACGGTTACCGCCATCTATTGCAATATTTTTAGCATTTACCGTGCCGTAAAATAATAGCTTATACTCTTCGTCAATGCCGGCTTTCTTAAAAAATATATGCAACAAAGCGCCGTTTGGCAGCTTGTTAAATTCTTTGGCCGGGTACATATCAATCGTGGCAGTCGAGATCATGCCTTTGAATTGCACGCTTGCGCCGATAAAGGGCACACGAATGCCTTCGATGTATAATTTAAACTTATAGCCATCGTATGTTACTTGCATTATTTATTTTTTTCTCCCGGCACGGTCTGCCGCGGCCTGTCGTCTACCTGCCTCAAACGAGCTTTTCCAGGCCTCTTCGGCGCGCTTGCCTGTCTCGTTAAGTGCTGCGCCGCCGTCTCTGGTAATCTGTTTAATAATTCCGTTTATATTTTTAAAATCTTCCTCGTAACCCTGCCCTTTTCTGACTTCGTTATAGCCAAGAATCTCTACCAACTTTGGAATGGATTTTGATGCATTTCCGAATGCTCTGATTGCCCCTGCCGCGTCTTTTGGCTTATTTTCCCCTTTAAAATTATTAGTAAATTCAGACAATGGCTGTTTTAGCTGATTATTAAGATCCCGTAAGTCGGCTTTGCCTTTGTTAATTAAATTGCGTCCCTGCTGTTCTGCAGTCCCCACTCCGGAAGCAGTGCGTTCCCAGGCTGCGTCAAGCTCAGCGTCGGTAAGCCGCCTAGTATTATCATAGCGCGAGCCAGTACCGCTTGAGCCTTTAGAAAATGGCTCGGTTCCAGCATTGCGATTTACCGTAGGTGATAAATTCTTTTCGCGAGAATTTGTATTTGCAGCGCTATTTATATTATCCAACGGCGTGCCTGAGTTAAAGCCGTTCTTGCCCATGCGTATCTGGCGCTGCAAGTCTGCGTAAGTCGTATTTTTCAAATCGTCTCTGGCGGATTTTGTATTACGAGCTTCTTGTGATACCGAGCCATCTGAGTTGAAAGTCTTGATATTATCCAAGTTATACTTGGACGAATCTATAGCGCCCTTGCCGCCGAGAGAAAATTCCAGGTCTTGCGTGTCGACAGCGCCATTTTTAACTGTAGTGCCTTGGTAGCCACGAGCCCCGGCGCTCTCAGAATCAAGCGTCATGTTTTCAATAAGCTGCCGCGTCTCGTCGTCGTACTCGGTCTGATTACTGGACATGTTAGCAGCTTTAGGTGCGTTGTTTTTGTCAGCGCCACGCTGATCCGGAGTTTGATATTCACCGACGTGCAGCTTTTGCAGTGTCACGAAGTCTATACTAAACATAACTGAATCGTCGAAATTAGCGTCTAACTGCACTCCGAATTTAAGTATCAAAATATCGTAGATCGTGTCTGCGATAGTTAAGAACGCGCGTATTTTGTTCTCGACTGCCTTGCTGCCTCGTAAATAATTATCGTAAAAATATTCGAAATCATACCACCATTGCTGGTTATATGTATTTAGCATATGGCCGCCAATGCTAGTCACGACGGGCGATTTGCCAGAGAAATAAATTTTATAGTCGTCTGTTATGCTTTGCAGAATCTGATAGCGCTCTGAGTTAACTTCAGACATGCGAGATAGCACGAAATTGTCAATGTAATCTATGCCAGATTTAGTTATTTTCTCCCATGCTTTTTTGGCTGCATCAGTTCGTTTATCTTTAAATACGTCGTCTAATACGAGTTTAATAGCCGCGGGCGAGCCGTCGTGCTTCAGCTGCGCGCCAAACGGATGCTTTCCTGGCATTGCATTTTTTACGAGTTTATTCGTGATTTTCTTAATCTGTGCTGCATCGCGATAATTATCAATACCATTATTAAATTGCCTGGAATCGATCTCAACGACTCTTGGAATAGTCCCGTCTGCAGCTCGGCTAGGAATTTTAACCGGCGTGCCCTGGAACGTCATGAAGTCTCCCATGCTGCCTTGTTTACCATCGCTAGCTCCATAAGCGGTTGTAAATGGGTCGTCGCTCACAGTAGCCTTATCCCTTGAGGCCCCTGGCCTAGAAGTAACACTTAAAGTATGCTTAAGATCTGGATCTATAAGAATATCTGGGTCGTTCTGCAGAGGTGCTGAATCACTTTTCAGCTTTCCGGAGCCAACTTTTAACTTAGATCTATCGGAGTATCCTATATCAGTCACAGCCCCGGTAACAGTGTCCACTGTAAATTCTTTTACACGAAGATCTCTGGCATCCAACGCTGGTTCTGCGGGAATAGTGTAGGTAGTACCATCCGCGTTCTTCATAGTGAATTCTGGTTTTGCCGGAGTGGCCGTTCTACCGTCTCTAGAGTTGGCCATAGCCTGCACAGTCGCATTTAACTTCAGAAGCTCTTCGTCAGTCATGGCCTTTATTATAGCGGCATTCTCTTCGCTTTCGAAATGCATGGTTTCAGACAAGTCTAAATCACGTATCGTGATTGACTTATTAGATGTCAGAGGCGTGACAGTCCTAGTAGCCCCGCCAGACTTTCCGTAAATAGAACCCCCAAAGGCCAGTTTACCCTTAAATCTATCGTCTGTGAGGACGGTAGCTCCGAGTTCCAACTTCCTGGCAGCGCCTTTGGCAAGTGCAGCTCCGTAAGTTTCTCCCTTTTTTATATAAGTGGAAATGTCTACGGCCTGACCAATTCCGTGGGTGGCTTTAGTTTTAGTAGACCCGCCGTCAACATCTAGATAAGGCTTCCTGTAGGCGTTATTTATGACCAATTGTGAATCCGTAGCTTTGGCCAACGCCACTAAGTTATCGGCCATGGCCTTATCTAAAAACCAACCTCCGCCTAGCTTAGCTTCCTGGGTGTTATACTCGGAAGAAGATGGGAGTAAGTACTTTGCGTATTCCTCGCTTGCGATGTTCACCATAGTTATTTGAGCCATGTTATCTCCTTCCTTTGCCAACAATTTATGCTATTTAATTTACACTAAAATTAGGTGCGCGTCGTTCCCCATCAATGGGGCTGGAGTTATTTAAAAGTGGAACTACAGCCTCGTTCGTAGTCTTTGGGGGATTGTTTGCCTCAGACAAATTCTTGCGAACGTTCTCGTCTTTAATTAAATTCGTAGCAAGCAGTATAGAATTCAGCGCTTTTATCGAGCCATCGAGGCGGCCAAGCACTTCTACTTGTAACTGTGCTACGGACTCTGACGTACTTCGGCTTGCCTCGCCCATATTGCTGCGCAAGACAGTCTCGTTTATGTGCTTCATGATATTAGTAGAGTGCGCGCTGAACGCTGCTGTATCTGACAAACCTTCCATGGCAGACAGCATCATGTTCTTAGTGACAGAATTTAACTTGCCGGCCGATTTAATTTTCTCACGCGCCTGTCCTACTGACCAGTTTCCAGAATTAGCTGACTGTACTAGCACGTCTGTCGCATTAGACGTCGAGTACATTTCTCGCAATGCTTCCCGGGTCGCACTATCTTGGATGCCTTCGAAATTATTAGCCGCCAGGCCTTTTATTTTAAGCATAGCACCTTCGTCACGTTGGCCAGTGTACAAATAATTCAAATAAGAATTTACAGCACCTAAATTATCGCCTAATATAGCGCCTTTGCGAGTAACGAAATCCCGCATGCCTTGCTTCAAAACTGCGTGCGTTTGGTCATTTACGATGCGTGACAGGTCTTTGTACATGACCATGGCACCGCCATCGGACAAGTCTCCCTGGAATGCTCGCAGTCTGGACAAGTCTTCGGAACTAAGTCCAGCCAGGCGGCCAATCTCCATAGCCCTGTCCCCCTGCTTATTAATAAATGCGTTTAACACGGCAGCAACTCCAGCGGCGTTTTCTGCTGTCACGAACTTGGTGCCAGTAGTCTTTGCGGCGGTGTCTATTTGTTTGTTCACAGACTCAATAGTATCTTTTATATTTTTAGATACTTGCTCAAACGTCTGGCCGTGCACGCCAGCCGTATAGTTATTAAAGCCATCAAATATCGTGTAGCCTTCTGAGTCAGTAAATTTTAGCTTGTTCATGCCGTAGTTGTCATTTAGAAAATTAACAATAGACGACCGTGTGCTGCTGTCTCCAGATAAATTAGTAATTGCGCGAATACGATTTAGTATCGTCTCGGAGTCACTGCCCAATACAATGCTTTCTCGGTCTTTTAGCGCTGAGAAAAATTCATCTAAATTTTTAGAAGTACTTTTAGTTCCTTTAATGATGTCAGCCCAGGCGACGTTTATGGCGCCAATAGCGCCTGTCATATTTGTCCTGTCTTTAGAGACAGCCGAGCTGAGATAATTAGTAAGCGGATCATCGTATGGCACTTCTACTGCGGCAAACTTGGAAGCTCCCGGAGTGCCGTCTCTGTAATTGGCCCGTAATGCAGCCTGCGCTATATTATCTAATGCGGCAATATCATTTTTAGAAGCGCGATTAAAATAGGCCTGCAGCGACGCATTATCAATATTTTGTCTAACTGACCCGCGAGCGTTGACTATGGCTGCATAAGACTGAGGATCTGCGACGCGTAAACGCTCTGCGCCCTGCAATAACGCCATGCCATTTTGTAAGGCTTCTCGCTGTTCTGCGCCTGTCTCCGGAGAGAGATAAACATCACTGTAATTTTTCCATACACCAACAGCTCCACCCATCGCTAGAGTGGCCCAACCCAGAGGCCCTCCCATCATCAGAGCTGGTATTGCCGCCGCTCCGACAGAGGCCACTAGACCACCAGCAAATTTACTGCCCTTAGTCTCCCCACCTAGATATTCCTGACCATACCCAGCTGCGACATATGCGGAAGCTCCGCCGGCGGCTAGGGAAAATCCTCTAGCAAGAAGACCGGCATGAGTCGGCATCATTAACCCTGGAGTTTTGGCGGCCACTTCTGTGAGCCCTATTGCACCGCCAGATAGCCCGTACGCCATTTTACCAAGCATGGCAGAAGAAGCACCCGCAGCAACATAGCTGCCAAAACCAGTACCAGCACCGTAGCCTTCCCCAAATTGCTTGCCTATATTCTCGAAATAATTTTGGTTAGATAGATAAGATCCAGTGGCGCCCGCCACTAAGGCGCTGCCCAAAAGCAGCGGCACGCCGGCAGTTGGCATCATCAAAGCAGCAGCGCCCATACCGGCCATGCCGAAAAACCCGGCTTCAGCTAGCGCCGTATGTCTGCCAGTATATTCGTGATAATCGAAAAACAGGCCGGACAGGCCACTTTTATATTTTTTAGTATTTTCTTTCTCTAAATAATTGGAAAGCTGTTGTTGCTTTTGCTCGAAATAAGCATAATTACTTTCTTGTATACGTGTATCGGCCGTGAATATCTTGGCCATGTTTCTAGCGCTTGTAGGATCAAGCCCCTGCTCACGGAATCTCTGATCCCATAATTCGATATCAGATTCGTAGCCACGCATGCGACCAACGGCGGAGATAAATTTCTGCATTTGCGGATACGACAAATTATTAGAATAGTCCGTCATGGCCCGCTCGGCAGCGCGCTGTGTAGTCCGGTCTTTTAGGCCAAAAATAGAATTTAGATTGCCCAACGTCCCTGAATCAGTCAGATAATTATTCTCGCCATTTAGAGCCGCGCTGAGCGCAGCGTTATTTATCTTACCAGTGTATCTAAAGCCGTTTTGAGTCTCTTCAAACATAGAAGCGATCATCATGCTTTTTATTTCGCTGGCATTATATAGCTCTGAGGCTACTTTGACGCCGAACACGTTCATGCTGTCCTTGCCACGAAGCGTATATGATAATTTATCGAAAGCGTTATCGCCTATGGCGCTTGCCCCGACTGACGTTTTGCGTAAAATATTATTGGCCATGTTAAAAGCCATATCTTGGCCGAAAATCGTGCCTCTAAATGCCTCTGATGCTTCGCCAGTTATGGCCAACACCTGATTATGACTGTATCCAGACATACCAGCGCTTGTGCTTATTGAACTACCAGCATTGGCTATTTCATGCGGAGCTGCAAGGCCTTGGGATTTTAATACACGAGCCGTTTCCATTGCTTTTGTAGTCGTTTGACCAAGTGCTTCGCCTAGTTTATTAATAGCAGCATACATGGCATCTGCTTTTTTGATAAATTCTTCGGCTGAATTGCTTTTAGTAAGCAAGCCAGACTCTGCCATAAGCGCGTATTGCGCTGTTTTTGTCTGCATATCTTTTATAGCAGCCCAGCCGCCAGTAAAACGGCCCATGGTAGTATCGGAAATGCCTAGATAGCTCATGATGCCAGAGCGTTCTGCATCTCCAAAGCTTTTCTCACGTATATGCTGCGCTATATCAGCTGCAAATCGTTTGGATTTATATCCAGAGGGCCCAGATAAAACTCGATCAGACAAACCTTCGAACGTGTCAGAGATTTTATCTTGTTCATACTGTATCCCGACGCCAGACGCGTTGATACCGCCCTTAATAGCTGTGTCCAGAACGGCATGCATGCCCATAAAAGTAGCGATACTGGCACCAAGATACAGCGGCGCACTAATGGCTTTAGTTCCAAGCCACCCCAATGTGCCAGTGCCCCTGAAGGCTTCTATGGCAGTCTTGGCCTTATCGGCGCCGCCATGATACCATGTCAAGAAATTTTCTACGTGGCGCTGTGTCCCTTGTGAAACATATGATCCGAAATTATTAAAACCTCCCAAAAATGTATTTCCGAACTTGTTGCCAAGATTCACAAGATCGTCACCAAACGTACCGATTAGCTGCCCTGCAGGCTCTGCAAACATATATCGCAAAGGCGCGTGTATAGCCGACGTCAGTTTGGTGCTTAGCCCGCCATAGACATCAGCAAGTTTGCCTATGCTGGCGCCAGCTCGTGTTAACGAGGCAGATCCAGTAAGCTTTCCAGCCAAATCCAAGCTGCCAGACATGAGATCTGAATACATAAACATGCCGGTACCAAATATAGATGCGGCAGAGCCTATAGTTGACGGTATGGCATAATTAGTGAAGCGGTCACTCAGGACATTTATTCGATCTTGGTATGCACCGTAAGACATGCCCGGGGGCGGCGTGCGCATGCCCCATATGTTTTTCTGGCCCCATGCAGAGAATGGCGTTATTTGATTAAAGCTATAGTAATCGCCGTAGACAGAATTGTCGTAGGCTGTGTTATTAAATTGGCCATAGCTTGCAAAATCATACGGCGCTGTATTATATCCAGAAACGCCCCCAGCTGGTGTATATGCCATTTATCATACCTGCATCTTTTCGTCTTTGATTTCTCGGCGTATTCTCCGCATACTATCACGGTCAAAAGTAATTATAGTATTCTCCAGTTCTTTCATCAAGGCTGGGAGTTTTTCATCGATTGATTCTTGCGGATCTTTGAAATCTGGCGTGATTATGCCCTGAATATCTGCAAGCAATTTGCCACGAGCATCTGCTGTCATCGTTCCGGCATTAGCTAACACGGCAAATTTCAATGCCAACGAATCGTTTAAGAGCAGGCCATACTCGAACAAAAAGCGTATAAAAAACTCAAAATCGCGGTTAGCACTGGTTATTGCAGATAGTAAGTTGCTACCCGCAGCCAGGAGCCGGGCAAAGCGCTTGACTCCTGGCCGCGAAATCAGTTTTTTATGATTGCATCGTCAGACAAGGCGATTTTGATTGCACGCTCAAGCAGGCCAAGATTGCCCGAGATTTGCTGGGAAATATACACGGGCAGCTTGCCAATTTCTTCGAAGCGTTCTTTAACAGTTTTTCCGATGGCCTTGCCCTGAAGTCTAAGCAAACTTGCAGCAAGGACGACACGAGAATACCTGGCCTGTGCGATGTCTTTTGGAAAGACACGTAAAAATAATTCGCGGGCCTGAAGTTCTGATACATTCTCGCTGGCGGCAATGGCTTTGATCTCGGCGGTGTCTTTGTCAATATATAAATTCAACGGATCTTTGCCATATAAATACGCATCGTAGTCTTCACGTTCGGCTGTGCTGATGATTCTGAGAGAGGCCTTTAGATGCCGGTTTATGTCAATGTCGATAGTAGTATTCACGTCGAACATGAAATTAACAAGAAAATCACCACTGGTGAGCTGACCGTGCAGCGACATGACTTTGTCTTTGTCGGCCTGAGATAACCCAAGCGTCAGCATTTCCTGAATCGTCATCGGTGCTTCTTTTTCGGGCTTAGCCTTAGTCTGTGATTCAACTTCAGGATTGGATGCTACCGACACGGCCTGTGATGACGGCTGTGGCTGACTCTGCTGCTTATTGTTAAAATCTACTGGCATTGGTATCTCTCCCTGTAATAGATGCTTCCTGCAGCATAGCATGAAGAAATACAAAAAGCAACTATCAAAATTCTGATATGCATATGGCTTTTGCTGCAAACGCAAAACGAAAAATCCCGAATCTGCGCTAGAAGATCACGAGTGGTCTGGTTGGAAATTTGCCTTGCAAATACCTTTAAACAAAGCGAGTACAAAAGGTTTGCCTGTGAATGAGTCTAGATGCTAATTACAGATATAGGATTTAGGGGCAATACAACTTTTTTTACATTCCCGGGAAAAAAGGACCTGTATCTGGAAGAGAATTTTTAGATTTTTAGAAAAAGTCTTCAAAAAAAATCATTTTACCCCCCTAGGTGTTCCCGGCCCCAAACTTTAAAAAAAGTTGTTTTTTTGTTATTTATTTATTTATTTATTATATTAAGATATTGATTAATAAAGGATATATATAGATATTATATTATATATGTTATATATTGGCTATTATAGCTATTTTGAGCTATACTCTCCTTCGCAAATTCCTTCTCACAAACAAACGCGCAGAATCGTGATTTTTTGAAATCTGTCAACGAAGCCAATCTTAGCATGGTCATGGGCACGCCTACACCACTTTCCATGCTAGTTACATTGATTTTTTAGGAAAATGAGCCTTTTCCACACATTGTAACTAAGTGTTACAAACTTTTGCCATACATTGTAACTAAGTGTTACAAACTTCTGCCAGCAAAAACCATCAAAAACCTATGGTTTTAGCTAAAAAATTGGCCCCCGAAGGGGCCTACGGTTATTGCGTTGCAGCATTGTTGATTTCAAGGCCGTTAGAATGGGGATTACCGTGACTCATATAATTGCACCAAAGGACCAGAACATAGACCAGGACTCCTTCTACAGTATACATGTGTCCCCCAGGACTTTATATCAGTTAAACATTCGCTTTGTGTTTTTCTGTGTCTGAGCTTCTTCTGAAGAAGGTTCTTTTTTAGATTCAGATGCGTCCGGCTTGCCATGCTGTATTTCATGACCTGCGTTTTCCTCAGCGAATATTCGGGTAAGGTCAAGGCACAAATTCACAACAGCCCGCTGACTTGTAACATCCACCGTGTGTTTATTCATGATGATACGGTCGAATTCAGCATCCCCAAGGGCCCCTTTGATATTTTTAAGACTCATGCTGGTAGCGCCTTTGAATATATCGCTCAGCCCGATATTTCCGCCAAAGCCTTCCAGGGCAGACAGGCCCCCGGTATTTTTAGTCACGAACTCGTGGCATTTTTCAGGGCCTATTTTAGTCACGCTCTCCGGATTATATCCAGAGACGACTTCCCCGGCATTACCGACCAAGTCCGTCATGTTATCCGGGATTCCGTCAGGCCAGATAGTATTGCAGCTCTTGGCTAACGAATATTTCATTGACATACCAACCATGTCGATCAGCTGCCGAACGAGCTTTGCAGATATGACCGTGGCAATAACCGAGTGCCTGCTAGTGAACGTGGCGTATAAATGCATTTCTACAAATTTTCGTATTCTCGGATCTGGTATCTCGAACTCGGTATCGAGAATGGGTGCGATTTCTTTTAGGACTTCCCCACACAGATACGCAGCAAAATCATTAGGTGACGATACGCGTTTCATAATGTCTTTGGGGAGGTCTCCGCTTAAAATCTTTGGCAGCATGGAGACGCTTTTGTCCTCCAGCATATTTAAAGCACGCACCTGCAACTCACGAACACGGCATGCGGCCATGCCAACACATAGCGGATCGAGGTCGCCAAATAACGACACAACCATGTTAGCAGCTATGTCTCGGTCGAGCTTCTCGAAGTCGTCGCTGGACATGACGGTATCCAGAACTGACCTGACACCATTTTCTGATATTTCTTTCAAGATGCTTGCGCTGTCTTCAAATTTTGTGCCCGGCAATGCGTTTTGCAGCCCGTCCATGATCATGGGAAGTATCATGGCCTTGGTATTCATATACGTATCAGAGATTGCCGCCTTGGCGATCTCATTGATGTCAGTGAGGCCTTTATTTTTGTGAGCAATCACGTCAGACATATAATGCAGAATAACTGTGTCTAATAACGCCAGGCATTTTAATGGATCCGGATCATTATTAGGGCCTGAATTTTTCAAAAAGTCTTTGCTGAGATTCACAGTCACAGACGCCAGCATGAGCAATCCAGTCGACGCCGAAAACAAGTCTTTCCTGTTTATACCATGCGCGTTTTCTTCTGGAAAAACAGCGTTAAACAGACATGCTATTCTGAAGGCGCTGTATGCGCTGCATTCATTGAGGGTGTTTTTAAACATTAAAACTCTTCCTTTCTTTATTCGTGCGGGACATGCTGGACAATATATCTGCCGATGGCGTCAAACGGTATCTGATATCACGGTATCTATTGGCCACTATTCCGCTAGCCTGGGGGCATATCGCCTTCATTATTTCTTCCGGATATTTGGCCGCCATTGCCACCATTGCCGCCATTTCGGGCTGATCCATAGCGGCCTTACTCCTGATTTCTTCCGATGCGTTATCGTAAATATTAGCTACGACAGCCCCGGCGCACTTGGCTGCAAGCTTCAGATCCAACGACGGCATCTGACTGCCAGCCATCTCAGTTATGCCGTGCTGCATATGTGTCAGCATATCTTCTTTTGATATGGCGCCACGTATCTTTGCCATTCCAGCTGTTACGTACGCATTATGCAGGTGCTGCCCTGCGATAAGTACGCCATAACTGGACTTTTCCAGTATTAAGAACGACAAGACTCTTGCCAGCTTTTTTACGCTCTGCGAAAATTTATCAGCATGGGCGTCGATAAAGGCGTCGCCCAACCACATGGCTGATGCCATTGTTTTCAGAAATGCTTCGGCCTTCTCCAGGCATCGCCTATTTGTTTCTTCTATGTCATAATCAGACACGTCTTCGTGCAGGCCGTGCAGTACCGACTCTGTATTCTTTGTCCATAGCTTTTTGCTGGTTTCGAATACATATTTGGCACAAGACTGAAACATGCCTTTGGAGCATGATTCCAAATGCATTAAATAGCCCTCCATTGTGTTGGCGTACGCAGCCTTCAGGCATGCATCCATAAATGGGTATGCTGCATTTGTGTACATGTCTGTCTCAATGCGGCCAGTATTATATAAATCATGCCATCGATCGCTATTGGATTTTATCATCATGGCTTTTTCTATGTTACTGGCACGCTGCATAGCACCTGGACCATTCTCGAGATAATCCACCATCATTTCGATACCAGACGCCAGGCACATTGATATAACGTGAGAAGTGTCATCCCCGAATTTATAATTGCGAGCATCATCTATCGGTATCGACGCCATCACGGCCAAATCTGGCATATCCCGCATTACAATTTCTTCTCCGAATTTCTCAAAGCCGCTTTTTACTAACGCATGCTCAGATTCACTCATAGAAAGAAATACTGACGCAATCAGGCTGCCTATTGTAGACGCTACATTCTTATTTTTAGTATCTATCCCCATGGCGGCAGCTATTTTTTCCCTGATTTCATCAGGCAACTCATCTATATTTTCTGGGCTGATTATCTTTACTTGGCTTTCATCACTCATTTTACACTCCTTTTAATTTGAAAAAATTCGGGGCTGGCCTGAAAAAAGCCAGCCCCGACAACACAAACACCCATGCATGCCCGAATATTAAAACAGTAGCCAAAAGGCACTCACGCAAGCTCTCGAAGCTTCGCAAATAAACCTGCGTGCAATACCTTCACCGAATTGTCTTGCAGATAATTCGTGTCGCCCGTCAATACGGCGTCATGACACATGCACAGACACATACTTCCGTATGCTGCCAGCGTTACGAAATTCTCTTTAGACAAATTGGTGCCCGAAACGAATTTGGAAAAAAATTCATTAGATGCCATCCCTCTGATTCTCCTTTCCTGAGACTCAGGATAGAGGGAAAGTCAGCTCTGTTTTTTGAAACAGCGCATGCACGGTTCGGGGCTTAGTCACAGGATTCGTACGCAATATTGTCCATTTCGACTTCAATTGCCATTCGTTCGAATTCCAAGTCTTCCAGGCTTTTGCGGGTTTCAGCAATTTTATTCGCCAATTTCGCCGACGGTGCCTTTGAATATTTGGCTTCGAACTCTTCTAGGCAGCTTTCCAGGCATTCGGTCTGGTCTTCTATCGTAGCCAGACGTTGTCCCAGCATTGTCTGCCGCTTGCCATAATCACTTTCGTTCATAATCTCGACCAAAGGACTGTGTGGACTCATGAGAACCTCCCTATTTATTTACAGGCTTATAACATTTTCTTTTGATTCCGAGACCAGCATTTTAGCGGTCGTGAGTAACGTAAGCAGCTCGTTACGCTCCTCCTGGCATTTATTATTCCAGCATGGATTTTCGAAAATCGTCAGTGTGTCGATTAAGTCGCAGGCTTTGTCCAGGCCATCAGTTAATTTTTTCAACAAAATGCGAGTATTAGCTGCATCAGTCTCGACTTCACGAAAATCCTGACAGAGCTTAAACAAGCCATTACAGCTTGCCGGCGCAACGCCACTTTTTCGGCATTCGTCCATCAATTGCACCCATAATTCATCCGTCTTGCACATAACGCACTCCTTATTTTATATTTTGTTCAATCGTGATTTCCCAGGTTTTTAATATGGCCGTCATGGATGATACCTCTATAGCCGCACGCTCTGTGCACTCTGCTTGGAAGGTAGCAATTTTATTGGATTGTTGAATCTCCTTAGCCACATTATTTATAGCATTAGTGATGCCTATGCACGCAGCAACTAGCAACCACCCAGTAAGTATGGCTGTTATTTGTATATCTCTGTCGTACCTCATCCAAGCTCCTTTATGATCAAATCATACGGCAGATCATCAGGGCCGTGTCCAATGCAGAAATCGTTGATTTTCCGGCGAAGCAGATTATGGCATCCGATTTCTGCGGCGTTAAAAGTCAGAAAATTGTCCAGCGAGTATGACGTGTTTTTGATTCGTTCTGCTACTGGGACCGGATGGCTGTTTACCGTAATTTTATCCAGCATACGTTCGTAGCTTAGTGTATCCCCATATTCATCACAGATCTCGCTGTTTTCTTCTTTTAGCAGCGTATCCCAGTCAGCAAGATTTTTAGGCAGGCTGTCTTCCTCGTACACGGTCAACGCGAAATACCAGCCATACGAAAACTCGCCGATATGTAATTTTTGCCGATGATTGCCACAGCACGGGCATACATTGCGTTTCAAATAATAATTCGTACTCATGAGCCGTCTCCTGATTTTATGTTACGTCTTCGAAGCATTTCATCGGCCAGTAAATATGCTTGACGAGCCGCGCCTTCTTTCACTTTCACAGACACTATGTCGTCGTTGTAAAGCTTGCATATTTGCCTCAACACTTCTGGGAACACAAACATGGCTATGTCGTCGCGGAGCGTTTTATTATCCGGCACACAAGCAGCCATGTCGTCTTTTACACCGGGCCAGGACATTTTTTTTTCATGCCGGCCAAGCAGCTTTCACATACGTTGTCGTTATCGCGGGCAGTCTTTCCGCACCATTTGCATGCTGTACTTTCTGGCATATTATTCCGCCTCCTTGTAGTTAGAAGGCCAGTTTCCAACGTGCTTTCTGGTTATTTTGGTAATATTCGTAATAACCACGGCCTCGTATTTTTCGGCTCTCTTGATCTTTTCTACAAACTCGTCTATGTCGCTTCTGGATAGCTCGCCACAGGCAGCTATTTTGAGCCTGACATATGAACTTGCGCATCCGCCCAGGGCATGGTCAGTGTCCAGTATTGCCCCGCCAGCTCGCCTTACGCCAGAGAAATTGTAGCTGACGTGAAAATACGAGTATCTCTCACGTTTTATTTTGTTTGTTTTTTTACGCATTATCTGCCTTCTGATATTATTCATCTCCGGTCCTTTCTGGAATAGTTGTGGCTTCTTTGCTTTCCGGGCTGCCAATTTTTACCCATTCGTAGCTGTATTTGGCCTTGGTCTCTACGGATACAGGCACCCGTCGGTATTTCATATCCGGACGCAACCATCTTGGCTGTTTGCCAGTAATCATAGATGCAAATAACAAGCGTGATGATAACGGCTGTGATCAACACGTCTGCGATAATACCCTTCCAGAATTTGTTGGATTCTACTTGATCAAAGTCAATACTACCCATTTTGAACTATCTCCTTGTTTATTACAGTCATCGCTTCTTTTATAAGCGCGGCGTTTTCTCCGGGATTTTTTTGCATTTCTAATAGCAAGCCATATAACGCATACAATTTAGCTGCATGTGCTTTTGTTATATTTGCTATTTGCTTATTTTTGGCACGAGTACAAATAGTACAGGCATTTAATTGCGCTTTGACAAACTCTCGTTCGAGCTCTTGTACTTGCTCGACCAATACAGTATCCACGATTCCAACGCCATCAAAAAATGCCTCGAACCTTGGCCAGCTATCGCTCTCGTATATTTGTGTATTATCTCCGACTTCGTCAGCCATAAACTTTCCCCTTGTAAATTAGTACTTTACTTATAACGTTTTTTACCTAAAAAAATCGGGGGCATTTACCTAAAAAAATCGGGGGCAGTCAGCGCCACCCCCGACAAAAAAGAAAGGAATGCATTATGGTGACATAATGCGAGAGGCTCAAGAACTTAGTAATTAATCGTCATCGTCATCATCATCATCGTCATTTTTATTTTTGTTTCGCCGCTTCACCAGGCTGTCATCATCGTCATTCCACGGCCAGTCATCGTCATCCCAGCTATGCATATAGCCCTCCTTTAGATTACAAGCCAGTCATAGGCAGGTGGATTACATTGGCTATTTGAAACTTATGCAGTTCGATATCATCCATGACCCAAGTCTGCACAGATTTGCTGAGTAGAGAGTTTTCGGTAACAGCGCTCCAGATCCTATCGGCAATAGGCTGCTTCGGACCCTGGCCTTCTTGGTATTCTTCTATCAATGGTGCTATCACCTCATTGTATTTTTCTGTGAGGAAAACTTCCATTCCAATCTCATCCAGGTCATCTATGAAAACAAGAAGCGTGTGCATGTGAACCTCCTTAAGATAAGTATTACACTTATAACAGATAAAGCTAAAAAAATTTTTCTATCTCTACGTCCTCACGCAGAGATTAACCGGACGTTGCAATCATCCGGGCAAGTGGTGTCCATATTTAGTACCATAATCGCATTTAAGAGTGCGAGACTCGACGTTAAAGATTCTTCTTGCCAGAACTTTAACGACACTGGGTTTTTAAGCCAGCAGACGATGTGATTAATCAGCGCCGCCTAACGCCTCTTAGCTTTTTATTTAAGCCCTCTGTTCAAGCTGCTAAGAATTAATTCTTGACAGGGGCATATATACGAAAATAGCAAAAGCCTTTACTTGCTCGGGGTTTCCGGCTAAGTAAAAATAGCTTTTGCTTTGTACTAAACTTATGACATAATTTAGGCTGAATTTTAGGGCTGAATTATAGCTAAAAAAGAGCCGAAGAACCGGCTCGATTAAATTAATACAGCGTAATAAACACGCCGCGGCAACCAGAAAAATACCCGAGTCTTCCAAGCCTGCGCTTTTTAGCCGGCGTGCAGCAACGGCCCAAGCCGCAACGGCTATATTTACTAACGGCTGTCTGACGCATAGCTAGTCAACTCTATTCTTATTTGCGAAAAACGCAAAATACTTCATGCCGTCGGTGTGCGTGTCTAAGATTACCATAGTCAGATCTTTTCCTTCGTAAATGGCCTTGGGATAGTATCTCTTGTACACGCTGTCTTCGTAATACTTTCCTTCAGACATAAATCCATCCATGTCATCTGCGTATTTCACATACTCACCGGCCACGATGCACCACGGTAAATTTGTGTTATCTTGTATCGGATACACAACCCAATCATCCACGAAGCCGACATGGTCATATAACGCCTGCCGAGCATCTGTAAAATCCTTCATCAAAGCAATACCATCACTCTGCATCGGTATCACCGCTTTCTGTTGGCATGGGGAGCACTTCGTTTTCGACGTCGACTATTTCTTCGCTTGTTATAGCATCCGAGTATTTTGCCCTGAATTTGTCGACGTCGCCCCACCAGCATTCGAACCCCCAGACGTGCTTGCCAAGTATCCAGCTTTATGCACGGATTTGTAACGCCAAGCTCTTTAAATGGCTCGACGTCAGGGACGAGGCCAAAAGTAATTTCGCCTTCACCGTAAGTTTTGAGCACGCCATCTTCGAGACTCTGAATTGCAATTACGCGATTTTTAGACATTTGCTCCTCCTGTTTTTTAATTAGCTTTCGACCGAAAGATCGGATTCGTTTTCGTACTCGATAAAATCAGATAGATCATGCAAGGTCGTGCAATTATTGCAGACAATAAAAACTGCCGGTTCAAATTTCGGCTCGTCATCTGAAATATCATGCCCTTCCGGATCGATGTGAAATTTTGCATCGTTTAAAGCGCCACAGTTACCGCAAATAACATGTAATCTTGAATGTACCATCACACACCCCTTTCTGCCGCCGATAGCGCGGCTTTAACTCTGACTTTCTGGCAATCCCAACACAAACAGTTGTCGCGATGCTGGCACACATAGTGAAAGTCGTATATTGCGCCCTCAAGCATAAGATTAAGCGCCTCCCGCATCTGCTCGATCAGCTGGTCTTTGCGTTCGATGATTTCGTTCATCGCCCGCTGCTCTGCCAGAAACATGTCAAGTTCTTCGTTTTTGCGCTCGATCTCAGCCCGCGCATCGGCAAGCTGCTTTCTGAGTTCTTCACGCTCAACTTCGGCGGGTCGTCGCAACTTATCTGGGATAATAATCATAATCACTCGCCCCTTTCTGCCGCTTCGTAGGTGGCCTCAAAAATATCCGGCTTACATGGGTATATTTCACCCCGAACGCCCTGAATAATGTAGTCGCCATAGCTTCCGATCATGTCTCCTTCAAGCGTCTTAATCGTGCAATAGGTCTTCTTGTGATTCCACGGGTTGCCGTCGTCGATCGCGTCATCGACCAGATGTGTAATAATCCTGTTTTTTGTCACTTCGCTCTGGAACCAATCAGGTCTCGGGTCTATTCCCATTCTAAAGGCTTCAATCACAATCGGCTTTTTTCTGTATTTCATAATCCCCCGCCCCTTTCTGTCGCATTCATCAGGCAGATTAAACACGGCTCGTCATCAGGGTTTTCGCTATTAAAAAGCCCGCGTTCACATTTTTCAAAATGCTCTTCACACAAGAGCAAGCGCAATTTTTTATTTAACCTTTCAATCTCAGTCCGCGCCTCGGCCAGAGATTCTTTCAACTGCTGATTTTCTTCTGATGCGCACGTAATAGTATATTGCTTATTCTCGATTTCCAACGCCAGCCGCTCAATCTCAGCCCTTGCATCGGCGAGCTGCCTGTCTTTTTCTGAAACAATATACCGGATATACTCGCTTGGCTTAGTTGATACCGCGTCCATTTCTTTCCGCAGCGTTTCAATGTCACATTCGCCGCCTCTTGCAGCAAAGAGCATGGCTTTGACAGTGTCGACATAATCAGAAAGTTCTAACTTAAGGCAATCAACACAGTAGTCTATTGCCCGATATGGGTGCTTGCTGCAACCAACTCTCTTACTCATGGCTTTGTAACTCCTTTGATAATATCCTGGACACCAATCATGTGCATGCAAGTTCCGCCGCATATTTTGATAGCAGCTTTGAGCTTTTCATTTTCGGATTTTGCACAATACAGCTCTGCGACAGCTTTATTTTTAGCAAAATTAGTAGCCTCGGCTTCTTGCTCGGCGTCATCTAGCTCGGATAAGGCCTGAGTTAATTTAACAGCAGCAGCATTTTCTGATTTGGCCGAATCTGGCATAGCGGCAGCCTCGGCATTTTCCGGCACAGCCATGTTTCTGGCAGCTTCTAAGGCCTCGAACATGAAAGCAGTTAATTTTTCTCTGAGTTTGTTTTTGTAATAGTCATCTTTAAATACATTGCCATCATGATTTATGAACTCATCTACACACGAGAATATCCTGCGAGCGTCAGCATTGCCGCAGGCTTTGTCTAATTCGTCTAATTTATTATCGCCATATGATTTAAGACGCTTTCCCAAGTCTTGCACCAAGATATTAAGCTCGATAATTAACGGGACTAACTCACTGACTTCCATGCCGTCTAAGTCATCCAGATTCACGCGCTTTAGCCGAGAATACACGTTATATTTTTTCATTTTCTTTTCCTTTCAAATCTAATAATGCTTCTGGAAAATCTAAGTAATCTTCCGGAAGCTGCTTTAATAAACATAGTGTCAGCGTATCTTCATATTTAGTCATATTAAAGCAGCAGTCATTGCAGTCGTCATGTTCCGCGCAATTTTTTTGCAAAGCTTTTATAGCGTTATATAGTTTTATAGGGATTTTAATATTTGCCGTTTTCATATAAAGCCTCCTAAGATTAATATTTTACTTATAACATTTTACGCCCTTCTTTACTTTAATGAATTTTAAAGCTATTATTTCTGTATGCTGTTGGAATTTTTAAAAAGCAAAATCGTAAAGACAGCTGGCGAAAAGCTGGCGATAAATGTTCAGAAGGCTCATGCACTGGCCCAGCCTGTCGGCTTAATACCAGATTAGTGCACTCTATTTATTTTGATAAAGGGTTAGAAATATGATTAAACAGGCATTAGCGAAGGCGATATCCGAAGCTGCTATGACAAAGATCGGGGAAAGCGATGGGATCCGGTACGGCAGCTACGAAGACTTGGAAAAAGGCTTGAAAGAGCAGGCTAGCTTTGCCGGGATCCACCCCACAAGAGTGCGGATGGATCCCCCAACTCCAGCCATGGCGTTGGCCGCGCTTACTGGCGGGGACAACGCATATGCCGCCAAAAATCCGTTTGGCTTCTCCACTAACGTAGGCGTGACCCCCGTGCCGAAGTCTTGGATATCTATGCTAGCTAGGGCAGCAAATAAAGGTTTAATGGCAGACGCGTCCGATATATCAATCCCTGGCAGATTTGGCACCGTTCCGACGTTATACCACGAGCTATCACACGCTTCTAGAGATTTAGATCCGAAAGAAATTATGATTTCAAATATGCTGGGCACCAATCCATACAGATTAAAAGAAGAAACCCTGGCAAACATAGACTCCCTAAAGAACACAATAATGCAAAGGCCTACAGCCATATTCAGGAAAGATTTGTGGGATACAGTCGGAGAAAGTCAGGGCAGCTACACTAAAAATTTTATTGAAAAAAATTACAAACCAGTGCCAATAAAAAAACCGAAGCAGCCGCAGGAAATCGCTACAAAGCCGAAAACGCTGCCAGAAAATGTTGCGGCGCCTAAAAAGGTAAGCACAAAGAACGACTAAAAATACGCTAAAATAAAATGCCAGTGCCTGGCTTTAAACCCGTCGACTGGCGGCAACGGATGTGCCAGATATTAAACCCGGCATGCCACTAAACTTATACCTGCAGGAGATCTTATGATTAAACAAGCATTGGTCACTAGTGTAAAAATAGCTGCGCAAAATAAGACAGCAGCCCTGCCAATTCAGCACACACTAAATCATGCAACTTCAGCAGATAACTTTAGAAAAATTTTGTCATCTGGAAAGTTAATGCCCATTAGCGAGATAGCTAAGCATTTACCAGATTCTCCTGTGGAAGTTGAAAGAGCTTTGACATCTTTTAGTGGTAGAGAAACACTGAATGCAGCAGAGGCTGTTAAAGCCATGGCTGGACGAAAGTCCATTGACAAGATTTTTCTGACAAAAGATGGGTACCTGCCACATTATGGAGATTTTGTAATTTCTAGAAAAGCATATCTGCCTAGTAAGAATACTGCTTTGAACCTGGTTCCAGATGAGTACATATCCAGCAAATCTATAGATATTACAGATCCTAGTGTGTCAATGTTTGTTCCAGATGAGCAGCTTAGTAATTGGCAAAAAGAATTTCCAGGATTGAATTTGCTACCAAAATCGTCTTTTACAGGACGTAGATTGTCCAGACTAGATGGCGCTATGCAGCTCCCAGACAAAGCACTTAACTTATCAAAAGACACCAGATTATATAAATTGTTAAGTGATGCCGGTCTTCTAAGTAGCGATGCCCTTGCTGGTGCCGGATTAGGAGTGGCTGCTAACTATGCATTATCAGATGATTCTGATTTAACAGACAGTTTACTGGCAGCTCTGGCTGGTGCAGGGGCGGGTGCCACATACAGATCTATGAGGGGCCTTGGTGGATTCTTCGGCAATAAAAAACTAGATCCAGAAATTTTGAATGGTGTTGACAGCGCTACAGCTAAAAGAATTTTTGGAAATAAAGCTGTAGTTGCTGGATCTAGGCCGATGGGAACTGATATTGGCGGCAGCGACACAGATATTTTTGTGCCTTATAGCTCGGATTATTTTTTTAATCGAGCTATCTCTGATATGGCAGAAAATCCTAGTTTTATCCCAAGCAAACTAAACGCAGTAAGGCCTGATAAACAAGTTTTTACTTACGCAAAAGATGGAAAAGATATTGATATAGTACTTGGTAGAGGAAATAAAGCCTTTGAATTTAGAGAGGCTTTTAACGAAGCTATGAAGAATCTTACAGACGAACAAAGAGCTGCTATTATAGCTGAGAAAGCTAGATTAAAAAAAGCATGGTTGCTGCGTAACTACAGATACAAACGCTACAAAAATCAGTTAGCGGAAGAAATGGGTCTGGCTCAACATTATTTTTAATTTTAAAAGGCCGTATTTTTTATGGCTAAAAAAGGCTATATTTTTATGGCTAAAAAAGGCTATATTTTTATGGCTAAAAAAGGGCCGAAGCCCTGATTAGCACCATTATTATTGCTGTGGCTGCTGTGAGTGTGATGTTTTCTGTAAGAGTTGGTTCAGTGGCCTGAAAGATTGCAAGGGCCATTGCTAGCGCGAGGATCTTTCCGAACACTTTATTTACTCTGTTAAACATACTATCACCGCCTTTCTTAAGATCTTATACCTGGCTATAGCTAAAAATTTATTTAGCTAAAAAAACGACCAACCTCCATTGGTCGTTTTTTTCTGAAACTTACAGATCCAGAATGGCGTTACGCATGGCCTTTCTTTCCTGTTTTTCTTTCCGACTCTTCTTTTCCTGGCCAAGCACGTCAAGAACGCCTTCGATGCCAGTTGCGGAGCTGAGTTTGGCGTTGAGTGCCTTTTCATCTGCTTTCTGCTCGGAGACATTTTCGGATGCTTCGGTGTAGGATTTTACGAACGGACTGAAAATTTTGGTGAGAAATGACATAGTACTGTCCTCCTGATAAGTTAATTTCTTCAGAACTATTATACTTATGACATGTTATGTAAAAATTTTTAGGGCTGAAATGTCTTCCCCTAATCGGGTACTCTTACCATACTTATAGCAAGATTTTAGGGGTATTTTAGTGTTAAAAAAGCGCCAGGCACGGCGCTTGTTATTATCTGCCTACATGTATTCGGCATTGAAAAAGCCAGCGTCATAGACTTTGACTTCTTCAAGCGTATAAATCATGTCGTTAAGTTCAATACGCTCTGGCAGCTCGGCGACCAATTCGCCGTCTTTGTCCCCTAATATATAGCCGTCCGCGACTTTATAGCCTGACAGAGTAAACCCAGCACAGATGCCGGGCTTGAAATCAGTAAGCAGCCTCGGTTTGTCAGTTTCTTTTTCCGGGGCCAGCAGCCGTGTGAAGTTAATTTCCATCAGATTTTTTCTCCTTTTTATTATGACCTCTAACGGGGGTCGTCAGGACTTTTTCTATAGGCCAACCCTTGCCAATCCTATTGAACAAGGTTTTATAACCTATCCCGGTATCTTCCGACCATTCCCTAATAGTTTTTGTTTTTCCGGCATGCGTGTAGTAATCTCCTTTACCGTCCGATACTGGGATGGTCAGGGCTTCTTCTAAAGACCAGCCTTTGTATAACCTGTTCCATAGCGTCTCCACCGCAATTCCAGTTTCAGCAGCCCACCCTTTTAAGTCTAACTCTTTACCATCGTATTTGTATTTTTGTGGGGCAGACAACTTTTTGGTCAGCGCCGCCTCTAGGTCCCACCCCCTCGCCAGCCTGTGTTTAATAGTGCTTGGGTGCAGTCCTGATCGCGATGCCCATTCTGTTAAACACAGAGTTTCTCCTTTAAATGTGAGCATTAGATTGGCCCGGGTATTCCTAGCATTCTCTGTTTTAGTCGCCCATCTACAATTGTCCGGAGAATACCCTTTGTTGTTATCAATTCTATCAATCTCCAGACCTTCTGGACGCACACCCATGTCCTCTAAAAAATTCTCGTATGCGTGTAGCCACCTATCGCACACCTGTATGCCACGGCCACCGTAGTCTGCATAAGCGGGGTGCTTTTTGTTACAGCACCTGTCCTTCATCCCTCTCCATATGTTATAGGTGCTCTTTTCTAAGGCAGTGCAGTCCTTGGCCTGATGCCCATGCCTTTTCTCGGAACTCTTTCTGTAGGCGCAATCCACACACAACTTAGTGCGTCTAAGCACCCTATGTTCTTTCCAGTCTACATTTCCGCAGTCACAGACCACCTCCCACATGAGTTTAGAGCTACCATCTTTGTGCTTGCCGTATTTGTATTTTCCGGTGGCCACTCTACTTCCAAACCTCTTACCAGTTAGGTCTTCCGTTATACACCGCCTTTTTAAATCTTCTGCCATATACATACTCCTTTTACTTTGGCTAAATTACTTTGGCTAAATTATTTTGCGAGAAAATAAAGCAGGGCCCCGCTGTTATGCGAGACCCTGCTGCGAAATTAAGTTTATCAGCCCATGCTTTATAGGTTTACCAGCCCATGAGAATCTGGCCAATATTTTTGATGGCCGAGTTTTCATGGTTTCTCAGCGACTCCGATTTGTTAAATGCTGCGACTCTGTCTTTGTTGACATAGCCGAGTACAGCATCTTTCAGATCACCAGCCAGGCCAGCTGTCACGATTTCTTTGATGGCTTTGGTGACACCGACAGGGTCCGACTCGACGTGATAGATCAGTCGGAAAACCTGTTGCATGTCGGCTTTGTCATTTTCTTTGCAGTATCTGGCCACGGCCGTTTTCGTGAATTTATCCAGGTCAATACTTCCGACCGAGGCCTGAAGCTTTTCGATAGCGCCAGAGAGATCGAACTTGTCGTCAAAGAATTCTTTTCGGAATTCTTCTACGGCCGCCTGGTATTTCTCACGTTCGATAGTAGCCCGGTCTTTTGGCGGGCATACTGAGATCGGAGTGACAACAGTGGTAGGTGCTTGCGGTGCAGCGGCAGTGACAGCAGTCGGGGCCTGTGGAGTAGTGGCAGCGGCAGCCGGCTGGATAACAGCAGCCTGGGCCTGATTCTTTTCAATGCTGTCCAGGCGAGAGCCGAAATTCACCATGCAGTCCTTGAGATCTTTCAGCATGTCTTCTATCTTACTCATATCTTCTTCTCCGTTTTCATATTCAGGCTGGGAGATCGGAGGATTTTCAAACCCCGCTCCCTGGTTATATTTCTTGTATCGACAGCTAAGTGCTGCTATTACCTGGGCTTCTGTCACGCCAGGTATAATAGCAGGCACGCCGTTGAAAAATTTGCAGCATAATTTCTGCCATACAAAGACCAGTGGCAAAGACGTGCTGCGGTAGAAGCGGTTTATCAGGCCTTTTAATAAGCGCAAGCTACGACTCGTGTCTTTATCTGTGACATATTCGAACGCCAGGTTATCCAAGCACGTAGCCAGCATGTCTTGCGCTTTAGGGCTGGCCTGACTGTCCCGCATTGCGAGGTCGATAATCTCGCGATACTCATGCAGGAACAGTCCGAGCTTCATGGCCCGGTCGATGTTTATTTCGTCCGGGCCAGGTGTATTCCTGGCAATGTATATCTCCAAAGCACGCTCAGATTCAGGTGGGCAATCGAAAAGCTTCTGAGCGTGCTGTAAAAAACTGATCGGAGGCGCGACGCGATTTTTCATTCGCCACCTCCGGCACCGCTTTCACTGCGCAGGCTTAAGTAGCAATAATCACGGCCGTGTGTTTTAATGGCACGGCGGAGAATTGCCTTGGTAGGTTGGAATATGCGACGGCATTCTATGGCGTAGTACACATAATCTTCTGCAATGACTACGTCGCCTTCGGCGATTTCTACGCGGCCTGTTTCTTTGCAGATTGTGATAGGATAGCTGCGGATGCCGATTGAATTTGGCATGCCATCTACGAAGCGGTTTTGTAATCTCAATGCATTGATATAATCGGTAAATGAGATTTCTCGGACAGTGCCGTCAGCGGCTTCGGGGCAAAAAGTAGCGAAATAATTCCAGCTGTTGGTTGGTGTGAGATAGTGCTCAAAAGCTCCGGATGGCAGTTTTCGGAAGATACAGATCGTGCTCATTGACAATTCTCCTTTCTTCGGGGTCGTTCTCCCCGAGAATATACGTGGCAGCAATATGCATAAGCTGCTGCCAGAGATTAAGTCCTTCGTGGTCCGGGACATCAATGCACTCACAGGCGCAGCGCAAAAATTCCGGATGCGCGACGACCACCGCACCGAGCAGGCTTTCCGGCTCAATCACGCTGAGAATAGCAGGCAGATGCTCGAGGTCGGCTACGGGAAGCTGCGCAAGTTCGTTACAAGCACGTGCTGGCAGATCGAGAAATTTCATAGTTTACCTCCTATGAATAGGTCTAGAAGACCCGGGGCTTTTTACACCCCGGGCCGCGTTAGGAAACCTTATTCAAGCAGCAGCTGGATGTTGCCGCTGCATGTAACATGGAATTTATATTCCGTGTAATCAGGGAATGAGATCTTCCCGTCAAAGTCGGAATAGAAGCATCGACCATCTTCGCAGTTCTCGCAGCTGTGTTCCAGCGTTTCGATCCGGTAGGCCTTTTTGACAAGCAGCAGGCCAGGATTGTTCTGGATATCATGCTTGTATAGGATCAGCATTATTTTGAGGCGCTTCGGAGAGTATGGCAGGTAGGCAGTCGGGAGATCCCTGCACAAGAACGTGGCCATATATCCTGTTGGTTCGCCCGACTCATTGAAAGTCTCGATGGCCCTGTCACCAAGGCCTATACTGCCGAGTCTCTTTTTGACTGTGTTGCCGGTTATGACGATTTTCACATACCAGGTCTTGCTGTCCGCGTTGTCCTGCGTCACCACAGCGATTCTTAGAGTTATGTTTGTCTGGCTACCCCATTGGGATGCACTTGGACTGACCAACCAGTCTGTGCAACCAATGGCGGAATATCTCGGGCTGTATTCATCTACAAACACAGTGCTACGCCCGAATACGTATTCGTATTCGTTGAGCACCCGGTTCATCTCGTCTACGCTGCTTTCCTGGATCGGATTAGGGCAATCCATATCAAAATGCGGGAATTTCATGGCTTTACCTCCCATGCTTAGGTCAATTAACCGATTGGTTACGGTTTTGTTAGAGCAAATTATTAACAGCCCGGGGGAATCGTTTGGAGGTTAAGATGACTCGACCCCGGGCTAAATTTCTGACAATGCAAACCCGAGCGATAATTACATAGCTACGTTTAGCTAAGAATTACGCTCGGTAATCCGCCAGAAAGATTATAATAATCTCTCTGACTTATTATTCTTATACCAGTATAGATGGCCGACTTTAGGGCTTTATAAACGAGTACATTTATGCTAAAAAAAGACCAGGCAGCGGGCCCTGGGCTTTTTAAAAACTTAGCGCTTTTTCTTCTTGGCAGCGTTAATCTTGGTCGACACAGAAGGCTTCTTGGCCTTGCCTGTTCTGGCTGGCGTGCTGGGGGCAGCAGGTGTGTCCACAAGCGTGGCCGCGGCAGGATTATCCAGGCTACGGCCTGCATGATCGGCGCATGCGCTTGGCGGGGCAGCGGGGCTTTGGCTATCTGTTCCGGCGCCTTCTATGAAACGGCCATGGGCGCCGAGCTCGAGATTGCCGAAGCCGACCGGGCGTTGACCGGATTTTAACACTGCCTGGCGCATACGGATTTCTGCCGACAGACTCTGATTAATCTGGTTAGAGCAGCCGATAATGCCCTTGGTCTGCAAGTTGCTTAGTTGGCCTCTGACAGCGAGACCTAGACACGCGATAAGCAGCTCTCTGTGCTGACCAGTTGTGCGGATATCGAGATTGATATTGGAAATGTCACTCATTTAGGACTAATACTCCTTTAGGTTATATGTCTTGCGTAAGGCATTTAGAATGCCGAGTGTCTTTCCAAGAGTTTTGTCTGACAGCTTTTCTGCCCCAGATATAAAGCTCTGCATCTGCTCAGAGATTGTTTTCTCATACGCGATGGCTTTTATCTGTTCCGCTCTTAGCAAAGACTTTCGTAACAACGGACGGTTAATTATATTTAAAGCGCAATCAAGGCCCCCACCTCCTTTTCGATTTCCGGCTTTAGCGAGAATATTTCTTTTACTTCGTACTCAGAAATAACCGTGTTGCTGACTACGTGAAGGAGTACAGCGCGATTAGGCTTGGCTTCTTTGCATATGCCACGAAACTTGTCGATAGCGTGCTGCAGCGTTCCTTTTATGAGTGACATCACGCCGCCGTCGTACTGCCCGTCCACGATGCTGTAGCAAATACTGGCATAGCAATCTCGGTCGGTATGCAACGATTTCTTGCCGACCGGGACAGCCTTGGCAGCTTCTGCGGTGCTGTTATCGGCAGCTTCTGCGGGCATACTCATCAAATCTGGCTTCCGAGGCTTTCTCACGTATTTGCGCTTGGGCTGTTCTGAAGCCTTCTCTACTAATGGGCAGAACATGCTTATTTCATCAGCTCTTATTCGTGTGTCCCCTTTGAAAAAAGCATCAGCGAACACCCTTCTGGATGACTCTTTAGCAGCGCTGTCCACCGGGATTACTAATGCCTGCTTGAATTCCAGAGAACCTTCCCAGCCCTTGGATCTGGCCGCCGGCAATAACTCAGTTTTTTCTCGCACGACAAGTATCAGGTTATGTTCTTTGCCCGGCGCTTCTTTTACGGCCTTGGCAATTTCTCTCCAGGCGTGATTGAGATTAGCCGGCTGCATGCTGGCAGGGCTTATCCGGACTCTGGGCAGCGTTACCGGGTCAGGATTTTCTAACAAGGCAACGCAGGAATTCTTCAAAAGATGGCTGGACACGTTGTAGCCGTATACTGGTAAGTTATGCTCCCTGGCCATACTTACGATTGTATTTTGTAAGCGTAGCTGCGCGTCGTACATGGTGGCGTTTGGGAAGCTGCGATCGAATACAACGTGCCATATGGCATTTTTGCTCGCCTCAAGACATACTTTCAACTCCTCCACGAGCTTTTCCGATATTTTCTTCTCCATACAATGCGTCTCCTTTCTTAGTAAATAATCTCGCTATATTTTCTCTATGAGATCTAAGACTTGCTTTTAGTGCAGATAACTTACTTTTGCAGGAATCAAGTTGCCCGACTATTGAGTCGGCGTTTTTCGCAGCCATTCTGTGCTCGTCAGCTATGTCTGGAAATACGGCGCTGAGTGTGTCAAGCATTTTAGTCAGCTCTCCGCGCTCTTTTTCTTGCAATTCAAATCTGCTGGCTGTAAAGCCCATATGCAGCTCTACTGTACCAATTTCGCACATCATAGCATCTAACCTATCGGCTATTTCTTTCTGCAGATAAGCCACGCGCTTCAGGCCATTTAATTTATTTAGCACGGCTATGTCTAGTAACTCACCGGCATCGCGCTTACTCAGGCGCTTTTTATAGGCCTCGTTTAATTTCACCTCCCGCCATCGCTTACGATTGCCCATGCGAAATAAGCCCCCTTTCCAGCATTTTTTTCAGCTTGCCTTCGACTGCGTGCGCTACTAAGCTTTCGAATCGGCTTTCAAGCCCGGCAATAGTAAGATCTGCCTGCTTGGCCAGGGTTTGCTTAGTTGATTCGCACGAAGCTATGAACTCGCTTTTGGCATGCATTAAGTCGCCCTTGATACTGCCAAAAAGCTCGTCGGATAATATTTTCTTGAACTCTTCTCTGAGTTCGGCCTTGGCCTTGTCTGTGAGTGTAAATGCAGCTTTAGCAATCGGGCTGACCTGTTGCTTTACGTACCAGTCAATGATTTCTTTTTTGATTTCGGCCTTATATTCTTTAAGCCAGTCTCGCATCTCGGCTACGATGCTATTTTTAAGATCTTCCGTGACAAGGCCTTTTAGATACTTAGTGCAAAAAGTCTGGACTACGCCGTTGCGCAGCTCTAATTGCACGTCAGAATCTTCGCCGATAATTCTTTCTAACGCCTGTAGGTCCAATAATATCTTCACACCCATTCATTCGCCATCCTTTCTAATCTATCGTCGCCGAAACCTTGCATAGCAGTGTCCACGCGATTTCCTGCGGACGCGAGTTCGTGAAGTATGTCATGCAATACATCTATGTCTGAGCCATCCCAGTTACAAATAGGTGTACCCGCATTCGCTGCAAGGGCTTTCCTGGCGAACCACCCGGCCTTGCTAACAAACTCGAATACTTCGCAAATGAGTCTTTCATCCAGCATTATTGTGTGCTGAGATTCCAGATCTTCTATTGCATCCTGGGCTCTTTTTAGGGCATCGCGCAGTCGTCGCACTTCTGTTAATGCTTTGGCTTCATTTTCTCTGCTGTCTTTCGCTTCTTTTTCAAGTCTTTTTAATTTGGCAATTTCTTCTCGCAACTCATACACTAAGTTGCTATGATTAAGCATATTATTCTCCAAGTTTTACGGCATTGCCGCAGATTATGATCTCGCTATCGCAGATCTCGATCTCGCTTTTGAAATCTTCTTTTGGCCATGGTGTCAGTTCAGCTTCGAGCTTTTTGTTATTAAACTTTACGCCCTGGTTACGGCTGCCAATCCATCGACGAGAATCTGGGCTTTGGGATTTTATAAACGGCCCGTATATAAGCACATCGATGAATTCCAGTAAGCTGGCCTGTTTTTCTTTTGCCAAAATAACTCCGATATCGTATCCGGTGTACACCAGCACGTTCAGGCCTTCGAAAAATAACTTTATGCAGCACACGAGTGTATCCAACTCATCCGGCTGATCAAACGGTTCTCCACCAGCAATAGTCACGCCAGTAATGCCATACTCGGAAATTGCCAGTTTGATTTCAGACAGAATCTCTGTGATGCGCATTTCTTTTCCAGCGCTAGCATCCTGCGCCTGCTGGTTAAAGCATCCGGGGCATCTGATGATACAGCCCTGTGTCCAGATTGCGAAACGTTTTCCAGGACCTTCTACTTCTGAACATCTGACGAAATTATGAATACGCATAAAGCACTCCTTTTCGTACTAACATCTAAATATCTGCTAGCCTTATAACATAAGCTGGCTCTGTTTTTACTTATATATTTGACTTTTGTCCGGGCTATATTTATGATATGAGTAGCTTTTAAAAAGGCAGTTTATATGCAGAAAATTTCTTCAGAAACTGACAGATTCTTAAAGGCCCTTCGTGGCCAGCATAATAACATATACGAGTCACTGGGTGACGCCGGAGTCTACGGCGCCATGTCTAATTATACCGGAGACTCGCACTTGACCAGTGCTATGCTGGATAATGTATTACCAAATGCCTTATCTGGTGCTGGAGTAGGCGCCTTGTCCAGCGCATATCTATTGCCTATGCTTGGTGCTATGGTAGCGCCGCCTAATTATTACAAGGCTGGTGCTTTAGCCGGAGCTGGGGCTGGCTTGGGTCTTGGGGCCCTCAGTGCCATAGCAAAATATTATCTTGGCAAAGGTGCCGCCAACATAGGGCAGGAGCAATAAAATGTTGATAGAAAAACTAGCAGGTGATATTAAAAAAATGGCGGCTGAAAAAGGCATGCCTATGTCTGAATGGGACATGACTACTAACGATTGGTCAGAGATGGCCGGTGCAGCTCCCCCTCCGGAAGCACTGGCAGCTATGGCGGGGCTCGGTGGCTTGGCATCTTACGGTGCCATTTCTGGTAAACGCACTCTGGAAAAAAGCCTAATCGATAAGCTTACTCAAGATGTCCGTGCTGCAGAATTAGCCACTCGTATCAGCGAAAATGCTCGTGCCCGGGAGATACTAGATGGCCAGGGCTGGGCCAAGACTCAGGCCAAGCAGCTATCTCAAATAGCTTCGCCGAGTAATATTGCACGAAACATTAAAGCCAACGTCAGCGGTGCTTTGTTAAAACTGCTTCGCGGCGCGCAGAAACGAAATATACTCTAAGGAGAAATTACATGTTACGTGAAAAGATTGCTCGTGATATCAACAAAATGGCGATGGCTAAAGTCGCTGCCGGCGATGGTTCTATTTCTGAGATAGAACCTGGTTTTCTAGAACGAGGGCTCGGTTCAATACGCCGCGGAGTCGGCAGTGCTTATGACTGGTCCAAGGATAAAATTACTGGCGGTCTGGATTATATAAAAGACAATGCCGAAAGTGTTGCACAGGGACTTGGCGAGTTTGGGAGAACCCTGGGAGATGCAGGCAACCTGGCGGCGGAAGATGCTCAGCGAAAGTTGATGATGTTGCGTCAGGAGCTGGACAGACTCAGGATGGGCGCCATGTCTGGTGGCGACGCCGCATCCGCACAAGTGAAAAATGACATTTATTCCGCAATAGATGCTGCTCCGGAATACTCTAAGAAGGTTATGGATGATGCTGGCTCTGGTTTTTCAAGGGGTATGGACCTGGGTGCTGGTGATGAGGCCAGTATGAATGCTCTTCTTAAACAGAAAAGGCAATCCCACCTACTCAAAAATTTAATAACAGGGCCTGTTGCAGCCAGCGGCAGAATACCTGAGGGAGTGGATTCTGTAAGAGGTTTGCTGGGCGATCTCGGACATGAAGCGATAATGGGCTCTAACAACCTGGCGCTGCAGGGATTAGATACTGCAAATAAAGTATACGACAGCGCGTCTAGCGGTATCTCCGGGTCTCTAGTACCCCTCCTCAGGATGGTACAGAATACCGGCGCGAGCACTGCAGATGCATACAACACTGCATACGACAACAAAAAGAAGGACTTAATTAGAAGCGAAATGGCTAGAAACGAAGCCGAAGCTAATAGCGCCGAGGCCGACATTCCAGCACAGACCATGGCAAATATCAGAGACTCTATTGAAGGTGGCCTTGGCGGACTGATGGAAGGTATTAAGGCTGATCCAAATGCCAGAACAGCTCTTGCAGTGGGAGCCGGCGGACTTGGTGCCGCAGGTATCTTGAGACTTATTAAACTGCTTCGCGGCCGAGGAGCTAGTCCGGCCCCGATTTAATCAGTGATAAAATAACCCCGGGCATTTCGCTCGGGGTTATTTTTTATTTGTCGCAATCGCAAGTCTTGCGTTTAAGTCCGTCTTTTTGAACTATGATCGGCGCCTGGCACTTCTCACAGTATCCTACAGTAGGACCCATTCCGGCTTCCTTTTCAGTCTTGCATACGCCATATTTCTCCATTGTTCGCACCTCCTTGAGAGAGTTCATATAAAAGCTTCTTGACTATGGCATCTTGGCGAGCTTCTTCGCGGGATGACTCGCCATATTGCTTGATAAGCTCAGAAAGCACTAATCCACCCATAGCGCCCCCGCCGGCCAGCAATCCCCCGATAGTGGCCCCAGTGGCAGCCGTCGGGCCAGTCATGCTTAGTTCGCGTGAAATATCGTCAAGCTTCCCACCGAGCATACCGGTAAAGTCGTCGGCTTTGGTAGTTATGGCCTGTCGTATGTTATCTAGCATAGATGCTATTTTTTTCTGGGCGCGCATAATGTGTTCTCCTTTATATTTTATATACGCTATGGGAGCGTACTAAGTCAAGGCTGTCTGATTGACTTATGCAGACATTCGCGATATTCTTATTCAGAATAGATTTCACAGGAGATAGCCATGTATCAAAACAGTCTTGATAGAATAAGCTCGATCGGCGCCATGATCAGAGACGCAGTCGATAAAAGCATTTTCCCTATCGAAACCAACGATAGAATATTATACATCGAGAGCATGGATAAGATAAATAAATCGGAAGTCTACGATGCCAGCTTCAACGTCAAGAATCACTTGGATGCCAAACTAAAAGGCCGTGATTTAACTCTGCCTGTGAAGGCTACGCTAGTTTTAAAAGAAAAGGCTACTGGCAAAATTATAGACCGAGCTAAGGTCACGCTGCTAGATCAGCCAATCATGACTAACCGCGGCACGTTTCTATATGGCGGCAATGACTATCACATGGTCAATCAGCTCCGACTTAAGCCTGGTATTTACACCCGTGTGAAAGACAACGGCGAGATTGAGTCGTTTTTTAACTTAAGCAAAGGTGGCACTGCCGGCCTGGCCATGTGGATGGATCCGGAGTCTAGCAAACTTAAGTTCAAAATCGGCGGCCAGAATCCAAGTTTATACGCCGTAATGAAGGCTTTAGATGTATCTGACTCGGAGCTAAAATCTAAATGGGGCCAAGAGCTTTTTGAGATAAACAAAATGGCCCCAGAGAAACTCGCGGGTGAAATATCTAAAGTATACGAAAGCTTGTATCGAAGCAAGGCTGAATCCGGTCTGGACATTGACACGCAGAAAACAGAAATCAAGAAATTCTTTGAGAATACTGGCCTGTCTGAAGATACCACTAAAATTACGCTTGGCCAGGCTTTCGATAAGATTACGCCAGAAGCCTTGCTGCGGACTTCTGATAAACTTATCAAAGTCTCCAGACAAGAAGCAGAACCTGACGAGCGCGACAGCTTAGTTTTTAAGAATATTATGGCCGTTGAAGACTTGTTAGGCGCCCGTGTATCAGCAAAGGCCAGAGAAATCCAGAACAAAATCAAGAATAATCTCAACTCCAAAGATTCCATAAGAGATATTTACACAAAGGAATTCCTGAACAAGCCACTCAGAAGCTTTCTGACACAATCCAGCCTGAGCACTAGCTCAGACCAGACTAACCCGATCGCCATGGCTAATGCGCTAACTCGCACGACTTTGCTTGGCGAAGGCGGCATCAGCAGCCTGGATATAGTCACAGCAGGCATGCGCGCAGTAAGCAACTCACACATGGGTGCATTAGATCCGTCTCAGACCCCAGAATCTAAACGCATCGGCGTAAATCTAAACTTGGCCAAAGCAGTGGAGGTATCAGATAACGAGATTAAGTCTCCCCTGATAAATTTGAAAACTGGCAATGTCGAAATGCTCTCTAAGCTGCAGACTTACGACAACAAAGTAGCGCTACCAGATCAGTACGATAAAGCTACGAAAAAATTTAACTTTCCAAAAGCACGCGTGCTACACAAAGGTAAAATCGTAGAAGTAGATCCTTCTGAAGTAGAATACGTCTTACGAGATGCCAGCGACATGTTTTCGCTAAGCTCTAATCTGATGCCATTTCAAGCATCAGTGCAGGGTAACCGCGCCATGATGGCCAACAAGATGTTCGGGCAGGCTATCTCCTTAAAAGACAGAGAGGCCCCGTTAGTACAGGTAAAGCGCATGGAGAGCACATATACGCCAGAAGGCATAAAGCTGGATACGGAAGAAAAAGCTGCGGCCAGAATTTTTTCCGTAAAAGCGCCGGTTACTGGGACTATAAAATCAGTCACCGCAGACTACGCAGAAGTAGAACCAGACGGTGGTGGTAAGCCTGTAAAAGTATATCGATATGATCATTTTCCGCTGGCTAATAAAGCTTTCCTGCATAGTGATTTCACTGTAAAAGTCGGAGACAAAGTAAAGGCCGGCCAGGCTATCGCAGAAGACAACTTCACGAAAGACAACACGCTGGCGCTAGGCACGAACTTAAATATTGCGTATTTGCCCTTCAAAGACATGACATTTGAAGATGGCTTTTTGATTTCCCAAAGCGCCGCTAAGAAACTAACCAGCCAGCACCAGCACACGTATAAAACAAGCGTAGGCCCTAAAGATAAGCTCGGCGTGTCGTCTTATTTGCAGCAATTTCCAATGGCAATGTCTCCTGCACAGAAGAATAAGCTAGACGAGAACGGCATAATAAAGCCCGGCGAGATAGTTGAACCCGGCGATACTCTAGTGGCACTGCTGCATTACCGAGAGCCGTCAGAAACAGACATCGCTCTTGGTAAATTATCCAAAACTCTTATGTCTAAATATGCCGATGGCGGGATAAAGTACGATCACGACACTATTGGTCGCGTGGACAGAGTTGCCAACATAAATGGCGAGATCATCATACATGTCAGCACGGAGAAAGAGGCCGAAGAAGGCGACAAGATCGTGGGCCGCTATGGCAATAAGGGCATCATAACAAGCATCTTACCGGACGACGAAATGCCGATATCAGAAACCGGCGTGCGTGCCGACGTCGTCACATCTCCATATGGCGTCCCTGGCCGCATAAATACCGCACAGATCTACGAAACTATTGCGGGTAAGGCAGCCCTGAAAAAAGGCTCGCCTATCAAAATTACTAATATGGACCCGAATATTAAGTCTAACGTAGAGCTCGAAAATTTGGCCAGGCGCTACGGGGTTAAACCCTCTGAAAAAATGTATGACCCCAAAACTGGCCGTCTTTTTGCAGAAACTAGCTTCGGGCCGCAGTACGTCATGAAGCTTACCCACACGGTTGATAAGAAAATGATTTCTCGTGGGCCATACGCAGCTTATAACTCAGACGAACAGCCCGCTAAAGGCAGCGGGACGTCAGCACGTGCGTTAGACCGTCTTACCTGGAATGCTATGATCGCTCACGGAGCGCGTGATAACTTACTTGAAATGTCTACTTTCAAGGCCAGCAAGAATCCCGAGTTTTGGAATAAGATTCGTCTGGGACTTCCGATACCTACGCCCAAAACGCCCTTCTCTACTGATAAGCTTTTCTCACTTATGCAGGCTGCCGGCATTAATATTAAAAAAGATGGCCAGCAGATGATGCTCACGCCCATGACTGATGACGAAATTTTGAGCAAATCAAACGGCGCCATTGACGACGCCCAGGTAATGATGGCCAAGACGTTAAGGCCTATTAAAGACGGGTTATTTGACGACGCTAAAACCGGTGGCTTGAACGGCAAGAAATGGACTCATATAGAATTGCATGAGCCTGTCGTATCACCGATAATGGCACCGGCCGCTGCCGCTGTACTAAACATCCCGGTAAAGAAATTTGAGAGTGTTCTTTCTGGGAATACATTCATAGACCCGGTCACCAAAGACACTTCGGCTGACAAAAAAGACGGCTACATAACTGGCGGCATGGCCGTAAAAACCATGCTGGCGGATATTGATCCAAAGTCTGAATTAGACCGGCTTAAGAAAGAAGCAGAGAGCGCCAGCGGCGACAAGCTGGACAAACTAAACAAGCGCATGCGCTATCTTAAAGCATTAGTCGATACTGGTAAGACTCCGGCGCAAGCCTACGTCGTGAATAATATTCCAGTGCTGCCCCCGCACATGCGCCCAATATACTCTCTCCCGGACGGCAGCCTTTCTACTAGCCCGATAAACTTTCTGTATCGAGATTTGATTATGGTAAACAAAGAGTTAAAGGCATCTGAAGGCCTACCGGAGTTTGCCAAGAAAAAACTCAGAGAGGACTTATTTGCAGCAGCTCGCGCTGTGCAGGGCTTAGGCGATCCTATTATAGCCCGTGGCGAAAAGAAGGTAGTCGGCGCATTAGAGACGATCAAGGGCGACCAGCCTAAAGAAGGTTATTTTCAGGCCGTAGCTTTTTCCAAGAAGCAAGAGCTGACCGGCCAGTCGACAGTCGCGCCATCAGTGGACGTCTCTCCTGATGAAGTAATGCTTCCCAAGGCTATGGGCTGGAATATCTTTGAGCCTTTCATACACAGAGAGCTCACCAAAATGGGCTACACGAATATGCAGGCCAAACAGATGATTCAGAATAAAGATCCCCGTGCCGAGATCGCCATGGAGCGGGTGGCTGAGAATCGTCCTGTATGGGTAAACCGTGCGCCAAGCTTGCATAAGTTAAGCATGCTCGCCATGATGCCCAAACTCTGGAACGGTAGTTCTATCAAGGTAAATCCATTAGTTGTGGGTGGCTATAATATGGACTTTGACGGTGATACCATTTTGGGAAGCGTGTTTGCTGCTGTACAGATAGAAAAAATAAAAAACTTTACATTCACGTCAAACTCTGGTAAGATAGAAGTGTTGGATGATTTTATACACCAGAGGAGAGTACCCATGCCCAGTAAAGAGATAACCATGATGATTTCTAAAGGAGAAGAGGTTATACATCTGAACTTGGAAGATTTCCCTAGATTAGAAGACACAAAAACCCTTTCCCAGGAAGGGAACGAGTTATATCAGGTCCCAGATGGGATCAGCATTTTTACACTGGATAACAATACACGCCAGCTTGTGAAGGTTAAGGTTACTCATTTTTCTATCCACCCAAATCTAGATAGTAGGATAGTCACCACTGCTCAGAAAGAAACGCTGATCCTATCAGAGGATCACAGCGCAATAGTTTTTGATTTTGAAAGTGGTACTTTGGTAAAGTGCAGACCGGATGAATTGCCTGGAAAAGCAATCCCTAGAATAGGGTCAGCATATAACTTTGCCGGAAATGACTCTGCTATAAAAGAAATCCCTCTGAAAGATTATACTAATGGAAATGGTGGAGTACTTGTGAGGCCAACTATACAGGTTGACAGATCTTTAGGATATCTAATAGGCATAATGGTGGGGGATGGGTGGGTCTCTAAAGATCCAAGAATGGATGACAAAGACAGGTTTATCTGTATAGCCAGCACCAGCCCTGGGATAACTGCAGAATTTGAAGCTGGAATATCTAGGTTGCTGGCATCGGATAAAAAAATATACACCGTGCCCTCCCCTCATAAATTCAGAGGGCATGATTGTTACAGTGAAAAACATACTATTTACAACGCTTCTTTAGCAGGGAATATAGCGGACTGGATCGGAAAGGGGGCTGTGAATAAGCACCTACCTACTTGGTTTTTAAATACTGATAAAGAATTTAGGCTAGGGCTGCTGGCCGGACTAATAGATACAGATGGCAGTGCCTGCTGGGTTAAAGCCGCGGGCAAGGCGAAAAAGCAGTTCCAGCTCAGCTATCACACGATGTCACCTAGGCTGGCATACGAAGTTATAACACTAGCTAAGTCGCTGGGACTAACCGCAAAACTAAGTATGTACAGAGAAAAGTACTACAATGTTAGTTTCTACAGTCGGGATATCTTAGCTGAGAATATAGATTTGCAGCTTTTCCACGAAGAAAATTATAAGGCTTTGAAAGAGTTTAAAGAGGGGGAAGTTTCCAAGGCCTCTATGGACAAATTGGGCAGAACAGATCTGGTACCATTTGGGCAAATAATTTTTGATAAATGCAAAAAGGCTTTGTCAGCCGGTACTAGAAAATTGAACAGAGATCCAGAACAGTTCTCCCTGTATACTATAATGAAAAAATCTATAAAAACTGGGTGTATAACTAGGAGTATGGCTAGAAAGCTGATATCTATTGCGGAAGCCTGCCCTGGTGTTCAGGTGCCGGATTTTTGGGTGGATATAGTTAATGACGAGTCAGTCCAGTGGACTTATGCAGTTTCAGTAGAAAAATCCGACAAAAAGGAAACCATGTACGACATAACTGCCCCTGGCCCATATACATTTACGACGATAGATGGCATAGTTGTGCAAGATTCTGTCGGGGTTTATGTCCCGGTAACCCAAGCCGCCGTAGAAGAATCCAAAAAATTCATGCCGTCTAAAATATTAGACGATCCTAGAGACTATTCGGTGACGCTAAAGCCTTCCCACGATATGCAGCTCGGGCTATTTGCCGTGTCTACTAAGGGCACCAAAAAACCAGATGCTAAATTTAACTCGCTAAAAGAAGCCGAACAGGCCTTTCTTAGAAACGAGATAAATCTTTCAGATATCGTGACTATTAATGGATACGAGACCACGTTCGGCAGGGAAAAACTCAAAGAAGTAATACCAGCCGGCGTTGCGATTCCAGAAAGCGGCATAGACAAATCTAAAGTAGACGCTTTTTTAAGAGAAGTAGCCAGCAAAGATCCCCAAAACGTTAACAAGCGCTTTGCAGACATAACTCGGGTGGCCGCGGAATACGTTGCTGCTTCTGGCATAGGTCTGACTCTTAGAGACGTGCAACACTCTCCGGAGTTTATGAAGCCATTCAAAGACAAGATCAAAAAAGACTTTGCCAAGCTAGACGATCCCGGGAAAGTTAAGTTCCTGTCAAACATGATCGGGGACTTTAATAAGGCCGGCAAAGAATGGATCAAAGATAACGTCTGGAAAAATAATCTGGCCACTATGTCAGTTGCAGCAGGTAAGCCCGGCCTAGACTCAGTCAAGCAGCTCAAGTTTGCGCCACTAGCCGTTATGGACGAAGAGGGTCGGTTAGTCCCGTCGGCCATAACTCGCAGCTACTCTGATGGTGTGACTGCCTCGGATTTCTGGATTGCGGCGTCAGGCGCTAGAAAAGGTATGATTGACCGTGCGCTGCAGACCGCGGAACCGGGATATTTTGCCAAGCAAATGATATCCGTGGCGGTGGATCAAGTTGTATCCGAGCAGGACTGTGGAACTAAGAATGGCATCGAGCTGCCTTTGACGAAGAGCAAAATGGATGTGCTATGGCGGTATGGTGCCGACGACGGCGTGCTAATAGATAACAAGCGCTATGAAGAATTGCTTAGATCCGGAAAGCCGAGCATAAAAGTCAGGTCTCCAATTACTTGTGAAGCTAACGAAGGCGTGTGCCAGAAATGCTATGGTAGCAAGGCCAATGGCTCTCCGGTTGAGATTGGTGCCAACGTAGGCACTGAGGCTGGGCAGGTCGCCACAGAGCGAACCACGCAGCTTACTATGAAAAGCTTCCACACGGGCTCTGTGGCCACATCTGGCCCGACACTGGCTTCTGGTTTTGACAAGCTACAGCAGCTCTCACACTTCCCGGATTTTATTCGAGACCGAGCTACGCTGGCCAGACTAGACGGCATCGTAACCGATATCAAACCTAACCCTGCCGGTGGTATGAATGTCTTCATAGGCGACGAAAGGCATTTTTGCCCGGTAAGCCAGCTTAAAGTAAAAATCGGCGATAAAGTCTCTAAGGGTGATGCCTTGTCCGAGGGCGCCGTAAAGCCGCAGGAGCTGCTTGCTACGAAAGGCATCCGGGCTACACAGGATTTTCTAATTGACGAAATGCAGAAGACCTTCACGGATCAAAACGTGCCATTGAATCGGAGATCGTTCGAGACGTTAGTTCGGGCCACTACTAATGTCACCAAGATTATTGACCCTGCGGGCAGCGAATATTTGCCGGGTGACACAGTACAGTTGACAAAAGTCCTTGCTTATAATAGACTTAATCCGACCAGGCCGATAATTCATGAACCAGAGCTGCTGGGCATAGATTTCAGTTCAAAAGTCACAGATGACTGGATGGCTAAATTGAATACTAATCGCATACAGTCTGTACTGCAGGATGCTGTGGCTTCCGGAGGGAAATCATACCAGCACTCATATAATCCGGTAACACCGTATATTATGGGCAGTGAATTTGGCAAGGGGGAAAAAGGCAAATATTAATCAGGGAGTACTAAAATGGTAATGGAACTTGGTAATATCGGCAGCAACGCCGTGCCCAGTGTGATGGACCTGTCCAGGATCGGCAGCATTAAACGCCAATCTATTGTAGTCATGGGGCTGCTAGATGGTACTCGCATTGTGGCCGAGTTGAAATCTGACGATGGCGTATCTGCAATCGTGGCCAACCCGCTGCGGCTAATCATACAGCCCATCGGTGGAGACAAAATCAGCGTGCAGATGATTGACTTCGCTGTTGGCGCCGACGAGGCTGCTTCGTCAAGAATCGCTATTCGCGCCACTGCCATTATATTCACATACACACCTGATGAAAGTATCGCAGACGGCTATTGCGAACACGTTTACAGAAAATCTCAGCCGTCAAAAACTCAGTAAGTATTGATTTAAATCCCTGCCTGGTTTATAAAATAAGTTAGGCGGGATTTTTATTTAACCTGGAGGATATCGTACAATGGGCATTCAGAGTCAGCTAGCAGAATTTACTGAATATTTGATCGGGGAAGAGTTTGTAAAATTTGTCTGCCCGGATTTTGTGCACTTAGTTAACGTCTCTACGCAGAGGCTAGTTCCAGCAGTAGTCAACGTATTTACAGAAAACTCCGTAAATAAAGTCACGTTTGCAGTAAATTTATGTGATAGTGAGAACTCTCCGTGCCCGGGCCAGGCCACTGAAAGCTTTTCCGGGAAAGTGCACTTGGTCTCTTGTCAGGAAAATATTTCTCCTAACGATGCGCTCACCGTCGCTAAAGACTTGCTGGACAAGGGCATACTGACTGCCATAAACTCAGCCAAAAGTTGTGATTTAGTTAAGCTCAATTTTACCCTAGAATAAGGGGGCAGTTATGCCAGATTTATCCAGGCGTCAAAATCAGGTAATCAAGCGCATGTCTGACATAAACGTGCCGGAGGCGGCTGTCACTGATATGGCCATTCAGGAGCATGCCGCCGACAAAGCTGGGCTGCATTATGATATCCGTCTTAATATAAACGGTAAAGCCGTTTCTTTTGCCACAAAAAAAGGTCTTCCCGATGCGCCAGGGGCTCCCAGGTTACTGATACGACAGCCAGACCATGTGGTAGATTACATGAACTGGGAGGGGACAATCCCAAAAGGCGAGTATGGCGCTGGTGACGTAAAAGTTTATGACAAACAACAGGTCATCGTCACGCAAACGGGCAAGGATAAGCTGCACGTCCATATACCAAAGGGGCCAAATTCTGGCAATTTCACTTTATTCAAGACTGAGGCCGATAAATGGATGGCCGTAAAAAATAAAGAGCTGCCACGAACCTGGGAGTCTCGGCCTGATTATAAGAAGGTCACTCGTGATCTCACGGATTTGCCCGAGGATTTATACCTCGCTTCTAGAAAATACGACGGCGCGCACTTTATCGCGGATTTTACTGAGAAGGGCGTAGCTTTGACCAGCCAGAATCTTGGCGTCAGCGGTAGTTTAATCCCAAGGGAGGATAACTACCCGCACTTAAAATACACCGAAGTCCCTAAAGAGTATGCTGGGACTGTGCTTAGAGGGGAGTTACATCATCCGAAGGGCTTTAATATTTTGTCGGCCATGACTATCGCCAACCCGATAAAATCCATGCAGCTGCAACAGCAACATGGTAAGCCGGAATTTATACCGTTCGAAATCGTAAAATACAAAGGTAAAGACTTTTCGCAGTTCACTCCCGAAGAGCGCATAAAGATAGTCGACGAAGTTGCTAACGCAATACCAAACTCATATATCAAACCGCCGGAACGAAAACGGCCGACCGAATCTTTGCGTGATTTTTACGAACGGGTCGTGTCTAATAATGGCGAGGGCATAGTTCTCCAAGATAGAACGACTGGAGAGTTTCTAAAAAAGAAAAATCGCATTGATTACGATTTAAAAATAAAAGACGTCTTAGAAGGCGACGGCCGTCTTAAGAATCACATGGGGTCGTTAGTGCTAGAAGACAGGTCTGGTGCAGAAGTAGGTAACGTCGGGACTGGTTTTTCGGACGCTTTGCGAAAAGAAATTTTTGAGAACAAAAGAAAGTACATAGGGCAGCTGGTGAAAATAACTTCAGATAAGCCACTGCTGGCCAAATCTCTGCGGGGGCCGTCCTTCATAGGCTTCACTGTCGATAAGTCGACACCAGATCTTTTGTAAGGAGCCGGAATGGGAAAGCTGCGATCAGTGCTGACTGCGAAAAAGAAAGAAGAGCTGCTTAAGGCCTTTAAGCGCGATACGATCAAGATCATAAATATAATCTCGGCGCTAGGAGATAAGTCTCCGGCCGAGAAAATATCTTTAATCGAATCAATTTTAGTCCTATCCGAAGTTATAGACTTGGAGCAAGAAAGAGTGCGCTATGAGCTGTTCATGTCAGAAACTAAATAAATTATTTGCATCTGAGTCCATGACGGTAGATATGTTTTTGTGCCTGCACAAAGACAAGATTTTGACGAATCAGAACATGATGTCCGCGCTCTTTAACCAGTATAAAAATTACTTGTACAAATCAGCCAGGAAAGTCGCGAATCGTTACCCTAGCGTTGAGCTAGACGAGCTAATCAGCGAAGGATTCGAAGGCATACTGCGCGCCTTGGAAAAATATGATTGTAATACGTCGTCGTTTTTAACATATGCCCAACACTGGGTACGCATGAAAATGTTCAGTGCCGCACGTAAAAGCATTGGCCTTATGGCGCTACCCGGCAGCATGTACTCGGTAATAAGCAAAGTAAAGCATTTGTTAGACTATAACCCGAGCCTGAATTACATAGAAATTTCCAGGCAGCTTGGCGAATCTCAAGAGCGCATAGCGATCGTGCTTGATTTAATAAAGACACCAAAAGTCGGTGGCATTGCGACGCTGGAAGATTACGTCACCTACGAAGATACTTTAATAAAAAATCTTCCCCCGGAAGACTCTATTGATGAAGACCTAGCCAGAAAAGATTTTGAGAAAAGACTATGGGCAGTTATAGAAAATGCTGTCACCCCTAAAGAAGCCTTCGTATTAAGTTTGCTATTTGGGCGCGGTGGCGAGATGCGCCGTTCGTTAGAATGGGTGGCTAAAGTCTTATACGTCTCTAAAGAACGGATTAGGCAGATAAAAGAAACTGCTTTTGATAAGCTCCGTGGCAGCGAGGCGCTGGCCGAACTAATTAAAAAAGAAGAGGCACTATGCTAGATTTTTATAAGAGCAGGCCTTTGGCAATACACGAGGGCGTGATAATCGTCACTAATCCACTGACGTATACAGCACGCGTGAGATTGCCGGGCGGCCGTATTGCCGATGATGTCCCGTGGCTTTCTCCATATTCGTTTTTAAATGGCAATGGCATGTATGCTATGCCGCAGAACAATGCGTGTGTATTAGTGGCCGAGTACGGTTTTTGTCAGTTTGCCATATTAGGCTTTATTGCGCATCCGACTAACGAAGAGTCCGGCGACAGGACTGTTAATCGTCGTAGAGTCGGTATGGGGGATATTTGCATCCAAGCCAGCGATCAATGCTATTTCTTAATGCGCCGAGTTGCCGAGCATATAACAGCACAGGCTTCTGCCAAATGCTACGTGCAGCTAAACAGTGCGAATAATACGATAAATATAAATACTCAGCGCGCAAGATTTACTACAGATACTGCAGACTTAATTATGGATTCTGACCCTAAGACTTTCAATGCTACGACTAGTTGGGTCTTCCGAGATGCGACTACGCCTAAGGCAAATATTTTATTCGTAAAAATCGGCTTTCATGTCACTGAAGATGAAGAGGCTCAGGAGGCCGGAATTGACAAATCTATCTTTTCACTTATAGTAAGAGAGACAGAATCTTCTGGCGATGATATACTGACGTCTGTTGCCAAATTCAAATTCATCGTCGGCGTAAATGGCAGAATCTTATGCAGTGCGGAGTCCATAATGGAAAAGTATCGGGATTTCATTGATAGATACGCTGATACGTTTATAAAAGATATAGCTAAAAGCAATATCACTCGAGAATCCCTCACCGCGAATATTACTGATACTGCCAAAGTCATTGCTGAAACATTTGCACCGCTTATCCGGCATAACAAGGGGAGTTAATAATGGCGAACCCAATTAACACACGAAACTTTAATAATATCTATAACGCACTTACGGCTGATAAGCTGCGAAATTTTCTATCCAAAATCGACCCGACAGATTTCGCCACTCTGGACAAAGATTTTAAAAATTTATTAAATGCGCGTGCCAGAACCATGTCTGGAAGCATGACTGACCCACAGACACTTATGCAGCTAGCACAGTATGGCGGGCGGCAGGGTGCATTACCTGGTGCAGGTCTTGGCGCGGCTCTTGGTTTTGTCACAGCACCTGGGACTGAATCTGAAAATATAGTCGGCGCCAAAAGCTATAAAGCCCCGACTATTGGCGACAGGCTTATGAACGCGCTGACTTACGGCGCCGGCGGCGCTGCTATCGGAGCTGGTGCTGGCGCATTTAATATGCGACAGCTGGCTAAGCAGTTATCTGGAAAGAATGCCCCGCCGGAAGTAATGGAAGCATTTTTAAATCAGGCCAAGCTCGGCCCTGAAGTAGAGAAGCTAGTTGCCAACGCGCACTCTGTAGCCACCAGGGGCGGTAGGAACCTTAATCCGACTGCTGTGTTTCGTGATGAAGGCGATCTGGCCGGACTAATGTCTCGCCTGCAGACAAGCCTGACTGCTGACGATGCTTCGCGGGGCGTGCTTAGCCGATGGTTTGGCGGAGACGATTTCAACACGCATATCAAACGTCAGATACTGGCTGGATTAATGGGCCGAGATGTATCAGCGCTAGCCGATCCTGCCATCGCAAAAGAATTCAACGCGGCCGCCGCCAGACTGTATCCGATGCTGAACAAAAACACGGCCAAGACTCTTAAATCCGTAAGTGAAGGCGCTTTGGCAAAAAGATTTAAAGCTCCTGCCGATCTAATTGACGACACAGTGGACGGTGCTAATCAACTAGCAGGCCTTGGTCTAGGTGGTCTGTTAGGATCTGTAGCTGGAGCACCGGGAACCTTGGCAGGAAGCGCTGCCGGTGCCTACATAGGCGGTAAGATCCCTGGATGGTGGAATCGCCTTCGCGGCGCCCCAATTAGAGATGCTGACCAGGCAGTTCTTCGCTCCATGCTTACTGGAGATCGTGCCGGCGTGGAAAATATGTTTGGTAAAATGGACATGAACCTTGGCGCCGGCTTCGGCCAAAAAGAGGCGGATAAGCTTCGCGCTGACTTATTCAAAATGAAAGAGTTATACGACAGAAGAATATTCCAGCCAATTGGCGGTGACGGCACACGTGAGATGCTGAAAAAGCAGATGCTATCAGATAATAGCTTGAGAGCCGCGGGGCTTATGGGCCTGGGTACTGCCGGTGTTGCAGGTCTTGCCGCTGCTAAAAACAGATTAGGTAGCATGGGCGCGGACAGCAGTGATATGGATATTGATCCTAATGAACAGCAGCTAGCACCAGCCGAGCCTGTTAAATTTGATCCAAGCACTATCCAGACTGGCAACGGCCCAATGCAGGGCCCGGCGGCTTCACCCAACCACCCTCGGAATCGTCGCCGTTCAAATATGAATATGTTTGATAACGATCCATTTCAGAAAGTGGGCTTTGTTAAAACCCGCCCGTCCAGTGCAATAGTATCGGCTGTTACACGCTTAGCTCGCGCCAAGTAAGGAGCACTATCGTGAATGACTTCTTAAGTATTTCTGATAAGTATTTAGAAAAATATGCGGCTCCGAATCCCATGCAGTGGCAGAAGTTCTTTCAGCGAGGCCTGAAAGGCGCCATGCCGGGCGCGGCATTGGGTGCTGGCGTCGGCGGTATTGGCGGCTTTATAATGCCAGAAACGCAATACGATATTCTTGGCAGGGAAATACCTACTTCGTTTAGAAACAGAATTGGCAGTGGTATATCTGGCGCACTCATGGGCGGTATGCTCGGTGGTGCAGCTGGTGCTGCAGGCGGTATGCGTGGGAGAATTAATGCCATGAACAGCGCTCGGGCCAAAAAGGGCCCTGGCTTTATGAGACAAGACTCTGCAGGGACTGTGTGGACTGGTAAAGGCGCCAACTCCCCTAACTCAGGTATACAGGGGTATGTTCCGCCTGCCCAACCAGGGCCGACGACTAACTCAGCTCAGTCAGCCGCGTCAGTAGCAAACCCGGCAGCGGCTAAGCCTGCTGAAGGAAAAAATAACAGCAAACCAGGCAACCAACCCACGCCAAATCCTGGCACGCAATCGTCCGCATTAAATAACGTAAACCCAGCCACTCCGGATATGCTGGGGAATACCCCTGTAGGCATGCCAAATAGGACTGGTGGCGCTATTTCTGGTGCCAGCGATGACCATTTTTATGGCAGTCTCGATGCCATGAGGAGGCAGCCCGCCCAACCCGGCAGAGGCCCCTTTAACGGTAATGGTAGGTTATTACTTGGTGGCGCACTAGGCATGGGCGGTTTGTACGGTGCCAATGCTCTGTATCAGAATTATAAAAATGGCAGTGCGAGATTAATGACTAAGGAGTCTGCAATGAATATTGATCTGAAGCAAGTTGATTTTGAACGTGTGACTAAGCTGGCTATGGAAAAGCATCGCAGACTAAAACAGGCCAGCCTGGCTAGCTATGCCGGACCCGCGCTATTAACAGGCGGCCTTATGATGGGCGCCGGATATTTGGCCAACAAAGTGCGCAACATCGCAGACAATTCTATTGGAAAGTTGCCTGGTTTTGGCCAGCCTATCGCACCGGTAGCGCCACCAGCACAGCCTGGAGGAAACTAAAATGTTAGATAGGCTCTTCACTCCTGATAACTTAGGCTACGAAGTTGAGCTGCCGGAAGATACTGCCACTTGGACTGGCGAGATGAACAAGATTTTATTTGCGTCATTCCCAGAGCTGTCCAACTTCCCGGTCAGACTGACACTTGACAGGTTTGAGCCGCAGAAGCTATACGCTAAAGGCTCTTATACCGTGGATATCGGTGGGCAGATCCTGCTGATCCCGGTAATAGTGAAAAGTAAAAAAATACAGCCATTTGATATAGCCATGATAAATGGCGAATGGCAGTATCTCACTTCTGATTTAATATCCAGCCTTGTGAACAGTAACGTTTCCTTAGGAGATCCTATGAGCAATAAAGACAGCATAGATTTTTACTCGCAGCCTGTGATGAACGAAGTCCCATCTTACACTGGCAACCGAAATACCCGTGTAATCACGGCGTCTGTCATCAGCGATGAAGATAAGGCAAGCCTGGCCAAACTTATTGTATCAGATAAGTTTTACAAAAGTGCCGCTGCCAAGAATCCGCACTTTAATGCTGTCGTGAGTGAGTTACTCCAGGCTCCCGTGAGAAAGTATAAAAGCGCTTTTGTCACACGGGATAGTTTTCTGAATGGCAGCATTTATGTGACTGACAACTCCGGGAAACGTGAGAAAATCAGCGCATCGTTTTCTGAAGCAAAGGCTTTCGTGAAGCGACATATGCCAGAGCAGTATGTAGACTTTATTAAAACCGGTAGCGCCTGTGCCCTTGCTAATTTAGATTCTGACGATGACGAAAACATCCCCAGCCTCGGCATGGGGGGTATTAAAGGCATCTTGGATCAGATGTTTAAACGCGTGTCTGGCCCGGGTATGTTTAATTTTATGGGTGGTTCCGGCGACAGCGTGGCACCTGTTATGGTCATTAAGATTAAGCGAGTCAAAGGCCCCGAGTCACTCATGGGTCTCGGCAAAGGCGGGCTGCTGCATGACGTAGCAGACAAAGAAGGCGTGCCTTCTAAAATGCCTGCAAGTGAAATTACCGATTCGTTAGAAAGCAAGTCCCCTGACGATCTGATTTCCGGCGAAGAGATTATGCCCAACTCAGGCAGCGATTATCTCGAGCCGATCACTGTCGACAAAGTCGTAAATCTGCCAATTGGTAAGGCCATTATTGGCAAGACTAAGTCGTCTGGCGATATGTTTGTAGGCATTATTCTCAGCAAATTCGACAAAGAAAAAACCGCAGGCGACTTTTCTGGGCTGCTTCCGAAAGACGTAAAGCCCACTTACCTGGCGCCGAATACTATTCTGTACAAAGTAGCCACGATTCACAATGAAAATATTCTTGGCAGCAAGCGTGAGTATTTTAATAAAATAGCATCTCAAACCGAGCCTGTGAAAATTATCTTTCGCGGCGGGGATACTTTTGCAATCAAGGCTGCCAGCGAAAATATAGTCTGCGATAGCCGCGCACTGCCATATTATCTTGATAGCTTTGGTGTCAGAAAGTCTGATGCAGAGAAGACTGCCGCAGAAGCCAAAGAAGTTGGACAGTCTATCGTGTTTATCCCGTTGAAAAAGAAAGCCAGTGCTATTCTGACTAAAGGTACACGCAGCAAACTGGCTAAAGTAAACTGGGTCAAAGTCGCTACTTATTTAGATAGTGAAGAGAGTGTTGACTCTGCGCTGTCATTAGAGTATCTTGATGATGAGACTCCGGCTGAATTCTATGAACAGCTGCCTGTGTACAAAAAGGCGCTATCCAGCATGGCAAAGCTTATGGCCAGCGTTAGACTGGGTAACGAAATAGTCGACGCAGAGACTCTGGGCAACGCGATGGAAGCTCTGGATAATCTTATCAGGGAGCTGACGGTATTCCGGGAAGGGATCTAATGTTTCCTTATCCATTCAGACGTTATGTTTATGGGTCTTTGCTCCGCGGCAGAGACCCATCTCGTATTATCGGATGTTTGCGACAGCTGCAGTTAGTCCGGAGTATGGCCTTGGATACTATATTGGACATAATGACTCCAGAATTGCAGCAGGATATGGCCGATTACTCAGCAGCGCAATCCAACGAAGAACGGGCGGCCATTTCGGACAAATACGAAGCCAGCATGTACTTAGCCCATCAAGATGGTAGCAATAATCAGGCCTGGGTTGAGTGCTGGGATATTTTGTCAGTCAAGAAATACAGGGAATTTGTACTAGTCCTGGCAACTATCCCAACTATGACGCCAGACAAGATAGCGGAATCTTTTAATAGCAAATTCTGTCGAGAAATATCTGTCAGCACGTTTGCACTTCTAATAAATTCTTTCTGGGATGTCAGAAAGTTAACTACGGCGCAAATCAAACGTTCAGTCGATGACTTGCCTTCTGTGCAGTTATCAGTTAATATCAAAAAGCTTTTATTTGGAAATCCGGTAGCGGCTGCCAAATCTGTCGGCGCGTCGCTAAAGCTTAATTATTCGTTAATCTTAGAAGAGATGCTGGCGGATATTTATCTGAAATATAAAGAAATGACGGAGCGAAAAGCCACTGTCGGCGAAGTAAAAGAAGTAGCCTACGCAGTTATGAAGATAGGCGATAGGCTCGATAAGATGAACAAAAAAGGCACAGATAACGACGTTCTTAGAAGCTTGCTGGAAGAGCTAAAGCTAGAGACGCATGATACTGGCTACACAATGGACGACTTCATGAATGGTTCCCGGGAGATAGTGTAATGCGGAGGTCTGACTTAGTAGAAAGAGTATTCACTCTTAAAGGCAAGCCGTTCAGCTTTAAAAAGCGAGAAATGTTCCGGCTTATATACGACAAGCCCCAGAGAAGCTCGGTATACATGATGGGCCGCCAGATGGGCAAGTCGACCACACTCGCCAACGAAATACTTATCGATGCGCTGCTAATTCCGTGGTCGAATACGTTATTCGTGACGCCCCGAGAAAAGCAGACTCGCACGTTCTCAACCGACAAGCTCATGCCGGTAATAAAATACTCGCCGGTATTTAAAGCCCTAATGATGGATTCCGACAGCGTGTCTAACGTTTTCGATAAAAGCTTTGCTAATAACTCTAAGTGCTTTCTGAGATATGCTTACTTAAGCGCCGACTCAATTCGCGGTATATCCGCACACAAAGTCATATTAGACGAAGTCCAGGATATTATCTGGGATAACGTCGGTATTATAGACGAAGTCTTGTCCGGTAGTGAGCCAGAACTTAGACGTAGATCGTATGCCGGCACACCGAAGACGTTTAACAACACACTTAACAAGCTTTACCAAAAAAGCACCAAGCATGAATTTATCATCAAATGCCAGCACTGCAACAAATGGAACATTTTAGGTATAGAAAATGTTGGAAGAACTGGCGTAGTATGTAAAAAATGCAGCGGCATTCTTGGCCCGCCTTTTCACGGAGAATGGGTGGCTACTAACTCAGATCCAGCTGCGCAGAGATTATTTGGTGTTAGGCTGCCCCAGTTATTATCCCCTAACGTAGACTGGGAAGAAATGCTGGATAAATATAACACCTATCCGACGTATCAGTTTCACAACGAAGTCTTGGCGCTGCCTTTCGACGTGGGCGCCAACCCGTTATCTGAACTAGACTTGCGGAATGCCTGCACTCAGGAAGCTAATGCATTGCCGCATACCGGCGCGCAGAATACCGGCGTGCTGGCTATGGGCGTAGACTGGGGGCACGGTGAAGATAGCATGGGCGCTGCTAAAGGCTTTTTGCCGACCGGGTATACTGTAGCAACGCTTGGGCGTTTAATGGCCAATGGCACTTACAAGATCATATGGATGAAAAAGTATGTAGGCCGGGAAAGCGACCCCCGAAAACAAGTTCAAGAAGTGGCCAAGCTCGCCAAAATACACAAAGTAAATATTGTCGGTGTAGACCATGGCGCCGGCTTTTATCACAATGCAGAATTAAAAGACTTAGTCGGTGAAACACCTATGATTGAGTTTAATGCTTCTGGTAACGTAAAAGAAAAAATGAAATGGGATCCGGAAGTAGACGACTCTAAAATCACATTTCATCGCACTCGCTGCATGTCTGAATTTATACATGAGATAAAAGGCCAGAAAGTTTTATTCCCAAAGTGGGATGACTTTAAGCCGTTTTGCGACGACTTCACGACAGTGTATATCGACTTCTCAAGAGTCGGGACTATGTATTATGATCACGTATTGCCAGACGACGCATTCCATGCTAGCATGATAGGCAAAATGGCTTCGGTATTTTATGCCAGCTATATGCGTGGCGGTTGACTAAATTTGCTGTTCTCAATATATCTGTTTTGATAAGCAAGCGCATCAGCGATCTAACCAGGAGAAATTGAAATGAGTGACAAGCTATTCAAAGAGCTGGGAAAAACAGCTGCGGCGGCTTTTGTAGAAAAAGGCACGCCATTAAACGAAAGCATTTCAAAGCTTGCTAAGCAGCATAGCTTGAACGCCAATCAAGTATCTCGCGTTTGTGAAGCTGCCAATTTGGATACTTATCTAAATAAAATGGCCGCTGCTTCTGACAGGCGCTTTGAGTTTGAGCTGGCAGACTCCGGAAAAGTCCTGGCAGATTTAAATCTAAAAAGTGAGCCAAAGCCAGTGAAAGAAGCATCTGAAAAAGATATTAATTATTTTGTGAAAAGCGCCAGTCTTAAAGACAGCTCGGTATTTGCCCCTGAGTACGAGACTGCTCCGACTTTTTTAGCGGACTTAGACAGCCCAGACACTAACGATTTTAAAATCAAAGTCGCCAAGACCCAGGAAAATATTTTTGACGCGCACAAGCGTGTGCTATCCACTAGAGAAAAAATAGCCAACAAAATGCGGCTGCAGGAACGCATAGACGATCTGAAAGCCGAGTATGTGATAACTACTATCAAAATGGCCAACGATCTTAAGGCTGCCGTCGGTCTGATAAAGAAAGCCGCCATGACAGAGAATCCTTTTACGCTATGGCAGCGTTTCGATGGCACCGATAAATCTGACATCGCCAATGCCGTGTTTTCTAAAGCTGCTGAAGACCTAATGCGCCGGGATAGCAAGCATGCGGCCGAGCTTTTGCTGGAAGCCAAGAAGCCAGCAATTCCAGAGCACGACGCTTCTATTGCTGCTCGGGGCGTTAAAGTAGTAACCAACGAGCCGATAGTTAAGCTCATAGATAACATTTCTAATTACAGAAAAATGATCGATGAAATCGAAGCTTTTAACTCCTGCAACGGCCTGGCAGAAGAGAGCTCTACTCCACAACCAAGCGTCGCGTATACTATCGACAATGGTCAGCCGGCGCTGGATTTTTACAAGAAATTAATCGAGGGCTAATATGGGATTCAGCATGTTCTCCCCTTTCAGCGCGTACTTTCTGTATTCCGGCGGGACTGAGGGTGTGAAAAATATGGTCTCTAACGGAGGGACTATTCCTGCCATGTCCCCCATGCAACTAAACAACAGCTTGGGCATGACTGCAGATCAGCGCCAGGGTTATAAAAATATTTTAGATAAAAAGCCTATGTTCAAGGGCGCATCACTCGGAGGAAATATGAATCACAAGGAAATAGCTACTAGATTTCGCGAAAAACGTGCGGCCTTGGCTGACCAGGCCGGTCGTTCCATTGGTATTCTTAAGGATATCGTGCGCCCTGGTCTGCAGTCAGTGCTTTATGGGCTGGGCGCCGGCGCCCTGGGCTCGGTAATGTATGACCAGTACATGGACCACAAGCGCTCCCAGGAAGCCTACAAAGAAATGTTTACGCGCTTCCCGGAGTTGCAAGAGATCGACCCCAATAAAATCGACGACTACTGGACTCTCATGAGTCAGTATTCACCATCAATGACTCGCAACCCGTTAGTAGCCGGTCAGTTTATTAAGAACATGGCCGAGTACAACATGCAGGGCGTGGACTTCCCGACACTTAAGTCTATCCTTGATATCGAAGGCTCTGCCAACAAGCAGAAAACTGATATTATGAACATGCTGATCAAAGGCGTGGGGTCGAGCGTCGACTAAAAATGGACAAGCTATTAGATTACGCATCAGAAGACAGCATTCGAAAATCGCTGTATCCGATAAGGGCCGCCGGTGGCAGCTTGATAAAACATGCTGCCGCCAGCGAGTGGCCCCCGGAAGTCTTGGAGTTTATCTCTAAGCTGACCCCCAAAGACGGCATGCATTATTCACTATGCAATGCGCTAGGGGCTGGTGAGTACTGGTCGTCTAACGTAAATGGCGATTACTTTGAACGAGATGAGCTTATTAGGAATCACGGCACATTCCTCAATGGCACCCCATTCATGCATCATATTAATAAAGACCCGGCCAAGGGTTACGGCGAGATATTATTTTCGGCGTATAACCCGAGAATGAATCGAGTCGAGCTAGTCGTAGGGCATGATATTAGTAAGCTGCCTAAAGACATCGTCTCCAAGTTGGAAAAAGATGAGCTCGTAAATCTCTCCATGGGCTGCCGTGTGCCGTACGATGTCTGCTCTATTTGTGGAAATAAGGCCCCGTCCCCGAAAGATTACTGCGAGCACGTCACTAAAACGGGCCTGAATTACATTTATCCCGATGGCCGGAAAGTGTATTTGCTAAATCCTAACCCAGACTTTTTCGATATCTCAATCGTAATAGTCCCGGCTGACAAGACTGCTTGTATTCTTGCCAGAATATTTGGCGCTAAGAAAACTGCGGGCGCTTCCGATCCAATGCGTGGTTTTCGCAGCCTGGTCACGCCGTCGGCATTTCGTGCTGAAATGGCTAAAACGGCAAGCACTGCTTTGAGTCTAATCGACACGTTTGAGAACCGGCCCATGGCTTTGCTCCGGGATATAGCATTGAGAACCAAGACGGCGGCAGGTCTATGCGAAAGCATAAAGTCCAGCCGTGCTTATTTCCGGCCTAACGAAATGCAGGCAATGCTGTTTGTGCAGTCTGGGTTAGAGAAACTGGCTAAGGCTGTATTAGATAATAACGTTTATTTTGAGTGCAAGACTTGCGTATTAACCGAACTTGGTGAGCCTGGTAACAAAATTAAGTTGGCCAGCCTTGATGCGCACAATATGGCCGTGAGAGCTGCTATTGGCAGTAGCCTGGCCAATAATGAGCTTAATGGCGTTAGCGTTGAAGATGACTTGTCCGGCCTAGGCGGCATAATTACGCCAGAGCTTTTGAAAGAAATTTCACGGGCGTCTATGCTATCGTTTCTAATTGGTAAAGCATTGTCTTCTGACAGCATGACACTGCTACCACTGCTTAGCGCTGGCACACATATAGCTGCGAACGCGCTGACTTCCGACAATGATAATATGGCGGACATAATGGCACAGAAGGCCATGGCCCGGGATTTGTACATCGAACCATTAATTCGCGCCAAGAAAGCTTCAGCTGACTTGACTTTGAAACAATTATATTCTATACCATTAGGTGTGATTTAATTTTTAGTACGCCATGTTGACTAATTTACGTCAGCTAGCTATAAAATTTCTGAAAAGGAGTTTAGAGTGATGACAGCATCAAATACCATCATTCAGGATATCCTGAATCTGAAGGCAAAGAGCAACGTCAAAACTGCTTCCGCTTCTGGTTCAACTTCCAAAATGAACGTTCTTACCGATACCCTTCTTAAATTTGCCGAAGAAATGGAAAAAGAAGAAGAGGAAAAGAAAGAGGGCGAAGGCGAAGAGAAAAAAGAATCCGGCGAGGGTGAGAACTCAGAATCGTCCAGCGAGAGCAAGGGCGAAGGCGAAGGCGAATCGTCTGAGAATGAAGAAGAAAAATCAGCATCTCAGGCAGAAGATATCGTAGCTGCTGCTTTGGCAGAGCTGGATAATACCAAAAACGCAGGAGCGAAATCCGTGAAAATTGACTACACCAAACTTGCAAAAGAAATTATGAAGGTAGCTGTTGACGGAACTGGCGTATATGGTCTTGACAAAGACATGACTGCCAGCCCCAAAGCAGAGCCGGGCACTGTTGCTACCAACGCACAGGCTGACGCTGCCAAAAACATTACCGAAACCAATGTGACCGACGCCAGCATGGGCGTTAAAGGTCCGACCGACCCGATGCAGGGTTATGCTCCCCAGGCCGCCGGTGGCGAAGAAACCCCGCTGACTCCTGGCGAAATCAAATCAGCCATGGCCAAGCTTTCATCTGAAGATGCAGTAATGCTTTTCAAACTTGCCCAGGTTGGCTACGATGTGACCGTAGACGTCCTGTCTGACGAAGTCGTAGAAAAACAGGCCGCTGCCAAAATTCTTGAGCAGGCCGAACGTGTAAAAGTAGCCCAGGCATATAACTATCTTATGTCTATGGGCATCAATCCTCTCGCCCGCTAATCTAAACCAGGAGTGGCGTAATGACTGTCAGCAAAAAGGATATAGCTAAGATTCTTAAACTGGCCGCTAAGCAAAGCGAGGCTGCCGATAAGAAACGCCTTGACGCTGAAGCCGAAGCCCAGGACTTACGTAATAAGCTTGCAGAAATGCAGAAGACAGCTCGTGCCAGAGCTATCGCCACAAGGCTTATCGTAGGTGATGACGTGCGAAGGGACATCGACGAGCGGACTTCCAAGCTCGCTGCCCAGGACATGGACGTAGTAGAAAAAGCCCTGGAACTCGGTAAGACTGAGGCTGTTCTTAAACTCGGGGAAGCCCTGGCGGCTTCTAATAACTCAGGCAACAACACTGGCAGGAATCCCCTGCTGGATGTTTTGGTCACATTAATCTAACAGGAGGAACCCATGCTTAAAGAACGCAGAACCAAGCATGTTGAGTATCGTGGCGTCAAACTCGCCAATCTTGAAACTGGGATCAAACTTCCCGATGGCTCACTCGTCGTTCCGGTGGAAATCGTCGGTAGCGAAGAGCAGTATGGCGTTCCGGATGCTTTCAGCTCGGACGCTCCCTATGTCAATCTTGCCAAGCCTCTGTTCTCAGAAAGCGACAGATTCGACACCCTGGTAACCGGCAAGACTGTAGTTCTTGAAGGCGCCATTGAATTCGAAACCGACATGTATATTGCTGCTGATGAAGCCGCTATGGTGTCTGGTGCCAGTCTCACCGTCAAGAAGGACGTTGATAACGTTCTGAAGTTCGGTGCTGCTGCAGGCGCCAACGTTGTAGTTGCTCACGTAGTAATCGGCCCGGCTGATCATGCTGACGGCCATCTGGTACTTTCTGGTCTGTTTAAGTAAGACCAATACCACAAGAGGGGGAATCAACAAACTATGCCTACCTATGATATCACTGACAGCATGATCAATGAGCTTTTCCTTAAAGCCATGAGATCACAAGACCCGGCGACCCAGGTAAAAGTGGCTAACGCCAGTGACCTTTACATTCGCGATAAAATTCGTGAGTCGTCTTTCCTGCGCAAGATCCTGCCGCCGGAACCCATCACCAAAGAGGAATGTGACCGCGTTCCTTCTCGTGAAGGCGGAAGACCTGGCATTCAGAAAGTAATCGACCTTGAACGTGACGCAGAAGCCGTCTCTCTGCCGTTCAACGCAGAATCTGACAACGAATACATCAGAGGCGAAAGCGTGGGCATTAAGTTCCACAAGATCGCCTCTAAAGAGTATGAAATTTCAGAAGGCGACCTGCTCTCCTACTCAATGCCGATTACCAAAATCATCGAAAAGAACGCCCTGATGGCCGTTGAAAAAGTTGAAGACAAAACCTTTGTTGATCAGCTCAATGGTATGGTCGTTCATACTGGTAAACAGTTCGATGTCGTAACTACCGAGCCCTATCTCAATGCTCGCGTGCTCACCACTGGTTACAACCTGCTCGAATCAGGCGACCAGCTCCAGTGTGCATCAGTGCTCATGAACCGTTCCTGCTGGAACGATCTTATGGGTAACGGCACTCCGGAATTCGGCGATAAGGCCTACGATGTACTGTTCCAGGGTCTGACTGAAGAAAGCCTGCACGGCAAGCGCGTCTTCATCACCAATAAGACTGACCTGGTTCCCCACAACGAAATCTGGTTCTTCACCGCTCCGGAATTCCTCGGCAAGTTCTATGCACTTACCGACACCAAACTGTGGATTGAAACCCGTGCCGAATTCCTGAAGTACAAGATCTGGGAATACATCGGCGTTGGTCTCATCAACACCAAGTCTGTCGCCAAGATCAATATCAAGAAGGCCCCGTAACAGCGTCGGTTCTCTTTTTAATTGATTTCAGAAACCGGCCCTATTATACTTAATGGGGTCGGTTTTTAACTAAAATTTGATTTAAGCAGGAGAAACATATGTCTAAATTCTGGTATGGTCTTGTCAACGAAAAAGCCAATCTCAGTGTCAAGCTGGCTGAAAAAAACACCGTCGTCTTTTCTAAAAAGCTCGGTGAAGTAGAATTTATGCTGGAAGAAAACGCCATGCTCGACGCCATGGTAAAAAAAGGCGTGCTGACCAAGAAGACTGACGCTGAGCGCAAAATCTCTGCCAAGAAGCCGGCTGCTGCTGAAGCCCCTAAAGCCACGGAAGCAAAAGCCGAAGCTCCCAAGGCTGAAGCCCCTAAAGCCGAAGCTCCGAAAGCCAAGCCTGCCGCTGCCAAAGCCGAAGCTCCCAAGACCGCCGAAGCAAAAGCTGACGAACCTAAAACTGAAACCAAGTAATCGAGGTCTGTTATGATGCCTCCGCTGTCCGAGGGAGAACTGGAAAAACTCAATGTGTATATCAAGCTGGTAAGAAATTACTTGCTAGATTACTCGGAGATGAATTACCTGCAGCCTGACAAAGAAGAATTTTACAACGAGAGCATCTCTCAAGCGATACTCATGGCGTTGGAGATTTTTAATTCGTGCGTCGGGCATCTTACTAAATACAATCTTATCAACTTCCCAGTTCCTACGCTGCTGGTAATCGGCGGCTGTGCATATACTCTTTTCAGCGGAGGCATTCTACAAGCCAGAAATCACTTTAGCGTCAGTGACGGGAACACGTCAGGGCCAGTATCTGAGAAGACTGACTTGTACCGGGCCTGGGGACAGGAGATGCTAAATAATTTTCTTAGCTTGTCCACCAAGTTCAAAGAGTCTAAAAACATGGAAGCAGCCAACGGCAGCTTTTCCAGCAACTATCTTCTCGCTCATTTCTACAGAGATGGGTCGATAAAAATCTAAGGAGCCTTATATGGCGAACAAAACTCGCATTAAGAATATCGTGAAGCAAGCAGGTATTATGGACATGCTCGGTGGCGCGGCCAGCTCAATTGCCGGCTACGCCCCGGAAGGTCTCGGTGGTCTTATGGGTGCCGGTGCTGCTACCGGACTGGCGCAACTAGGCGGCGCAGGTGACAAAGGCCAGATGATTGCTGCTGCTATCGGCGCCACTGTCGGTGCCATGGCTGCCAGCAAAATGAAAGATCATGAACAGATGCAGAACATGGGTATCGACGCCAATGCTATCCTGGGCATTAACAACGCACTCATGAATCTGGATCAGGAAGCCGCACTGTCTGGCATGTACGGCGGAATGCCAATGGATCCGAATATGATGGGTATGGATCCTAGCATGATGGGTGGCATGGATCCGAATATGATGGGTGGTGGCCAACAATTCCCGCCGTCTAACCCGGTATCTGGCTATCCAGAAGCGCAGCAGACCATGCAGGATAAGCAGGCGAGTGCGCTACTTGCCAAAACAGCCTCCGAAGTAGTTAACAAATACTTCAGCTAAAACAAAACAAGGCCGGGGCGAAAGCCCCGGTTACTTTACATGGACAAAATAGAAGTCAAGTCTTTAACCGTTCTTCCTGTGAGCAAGTCCGAGTTTGCTATCTCGTGGGAATTCGAGCCCACGATATGCAACTTCGCAGACTTTGATTTTGCCTTGGAGAAAAGTGAAGCGCCGCATGACGGCTTTGAAATGCTGGCAGCCATCTCCCCAAAAGACAGGCATTATGTAGACTCTAATGTAGCTATTTTCAAACTATGGAAAAGCTACTATGTCAGGATGCGAATAAAGCATAGAGCAAGCGGCGAGACTTGGTATACTGAAGCTGCTGCTACTGAGCATCCTCCCAGCTTAGAAGCGATAGAATTAATCCGCCGCACAAAGATTACATTGGAAAATCCAAGATTTGGGAACGGCGTGCCCTGCAAAATATGGCTCCGTAAAGAAGGTGGGCAGCGATGCGTAGAGTGCTATGATCCGATTAAAAAGCGCAGCACTAAGACTAATTGCGTTAATTGCTATGGCACGACTTACGACGGCGGGTATTACAAAGCCGTGACTGGCTATTTTAATTTCAGTGTAGACGTAAAAAACATGGGCATTTCAGATACTGGTAATATAATTAATTCTGCTAATCGTGCCATGACCGGTAATTTCCCGGTGCTAAAGCCGGGCGACGTAGTGGCTGATACGAGATTAAACCGGATGTGGGTGCTGGTCGGTGACATAAATAATATCGAACGCCGCCGGCATATTATCAAACAAATTCTGACTCTAAAAGAAGAAGAGCGCACGTCTGTTTTGTTTGAATTGCTAAAAAGGGATAGCTAACAATGGCTGGGGAAATAAATAATTTGTCGGGCATACCCAACACGGATACGAATAGCACGGCGTTCGTAGACTTAGTGACGTCTCACAGATACATAATCACGTCTTTTGTCAAAGATATTTACCTGATAATTTTGCGAGAGTTATTCAGACAAAACGATGGGCCGTTTAAATTTGATGACGACCCGGCACTGACACGCTTGCATATCTCGGATAGACTTGAGATACCAAAAGAAGTCCAGACTTTTAAGCCGGTTATTTATCTTACGCGTGGCCGCATGGGCTACTCTAATTTGTCGATTAATAACTTGGCCAGCATGGATTTAAATACTGGTCGAGAAGAGCACGCTGATTTAATCCGTGGCAGCATGCTAGTGAATTGCGCTTCTGAAGAAGGTTTGGAGGCTGAGCACTTAGCCAGCCTGGTTTTCGTGCTGTTGGAATCTTTTAAGCAAAAATTTTTAGATTTCAGAATGCATTATTTTGCCGTGGGTGAGCTCCTAGAAGAACGTCCAGTGCAGGCTGACGTGGATACTAAGCTCGTCGAAGTGGCTGTTACTACGAGCTTTTCTTTTTCCTATCGTTGGGCTATATCTATTATGAATAGCACGCCGCTAAGAGACATAAGATTCTCCAGGGCCAGAGAAGCGGATCCCACACAGGGATACTGCAGTAGCGAAACTAATTCTTGCGGCATAAACATAGGAATAGATGGTAGCGGCTTGGATTGCGGGCCGTTTGGTAGCATTAGGATAAAGGGTGAGTAGCATGGCGTCAGTTGAAAAAAGGCCAGACGTATATGTATATCAAGGCTTCGACGGGAAATCCTGCCCTAGTGCAGTGCCAGGAGCCCCTAGAGCCTTCATAAAAGCTTTTTCTAAAAAGCAGGAACCTTTAAAAAGCACCGTTAGTTTATATGATATTTTTAGCACAATGGCCACAGGAGGCGGTATGGGTAAGTCGGCGTATGAAATATGGCTGAGTGCCGGAAACGAAGGCACTGTGGAAGATTTCCTTGATAGCTTAGTCGGACCTGCCGGCAAAGACGGCGCCTCTGCATATCAAATATGGCTTGAGCTTGGTAATTCTGGCACTGAGCAGGATTTTATCAACAGCCTTGTAGGCGAAGATGGAAAATCTAATTATGAAATATGGCTAGAAGCCGGGAACACAGGTACTCCGGAAGAATTTTTAATAGCCATGCAGGGTGCAGACGGGAAATCTGCGTACGAGCTTTGGTTAGATGCTGGTAACTCCGGCACGCTATCTGATTTTTTTGCATATCTGGCTAATATAGGCTCTTATGAACAGCCTTTTGAAAATGCAGAGTCTGTATTAGTGACACATGGACTCAATCGCTATCCGACCGTTCTGATCTTAGATAGCAGTAACGTGGCTTGTGACGCCAAAGTCACTTATTTAGGACTTAACTCTTTACGTGTGAGCATTGCACCGGCCACTAGCGGCCGTGTCATTTGCCGATAATTTTCTAACAAGGAGACTTTAAATGTCTGGTAGACCCTATCGTTTTGACCTTGATCTTCTTCTGAATAAACTGCAGAATGCCGTAATCGATCCGGTAGCATCCGATCCTACTGGTGGCGATCTAAAAGAAGGCCGCTTCTGGTACAACACTACCGACAAACAGCTCAAGTACTATGATGGTACTGAAGTCGTAACTCTGGCCACCGGTGGTAATCTGTCCGAAGCCGTAACTCGTGCAACCGCCGCTGCCGATCGTGGTGAACTGCTTGTTTCCGGTGGAGCCGACAGAACTATCACTACTTTTGATGCCAAAGGTAATGCCGGTCTGATTAAAGTAGGCGCCGATGGCGTCGCTTTCCTGGCAGATGCTGGCACTGACTATCTCACTGAAGATTCTACCAACTCCCTGACCAACAAAACTTTCGATGCAAATGACGTGGGCAACTCGATTTCGAACATCGAAGTCGAGGATTTCGATCCTACTGCAATGGCCGACAGCATCGAAACCGGCACTGCTTCGCAGCTCGCTACTGCTGACATTATCAAACAGTATGTCGACGACAGTATCTCCAGCGTGCAGTCTGCTATCGCATCTATCGGCGATCTGGTCGGCGCGTTCGACGCTAGCTCCGGCAATCTCCCGACTGCCGGCAATGGCACTGCTGGTGCCATTCTGTCTGGGGATTTCTGGCGCGTAACTGTGGCTGGCGATATCGTCGATCTGGGCCACCTGGAAGTAGGCGATGCACTTGTCGCCGCTGATGACGGTGCCAATACTGCGGCTCAGTACTTCGTCCTCCAGGCCAATATTACTGATGCAGTGACTTCTGACGGCAACGCTTCAACTGACATGGCTATTGCCCGCTTCGAAGGCACTTCTGGCCGCATGATCAAAAACTCAGGCGCCACTATTGACGAGACTGGCAACATCAACATTCCGGCCGGCGCAGAATTCCAGATCAACGGTGTAAACGTCCTTGATGGCATTGATGAAAGCTATGTCCAGGTCGACGGTTCTGGTAATATTAACCTGCCGGCCGGCGCGCAGTACCAGATCGACGGTGCCAATGCACTTGCGGGTATGGCCAAGAAGTTTGCCGCATCTTTCAACGACAGCACTGACTGGGTCGGCGCAGAAGCCCCATTCACCTTCACCGTTGCCGCAGCTACTCACGGCCTAGGGGCCACCCAGGATATCGTTCTGAGCATCAAAGACAGCACTGGCCAGACCGTAGAAGTCGGTGAAGTTATTGACGCTTCGGGTAACGTAGTTCTGTCCTCTAACTCTAAATTTGCGGGCCGCGCAGTTCTCATTGGCTGATCGGCTATCTAACGGATTACAAGGGCGCTTCGGCGCCCTTTTCTTTTATTGACTAAACACGTTAGATGCGCTATATAATAAACAAGCGAAGCCTTAGCTAAGGCAGCGGAGCAACCTAGCAACCCGGCTACAAACAAAGGAGTCTATAAATGTCAAAGAAATACGGGCGGCAATTTTTAAAAACCATAAGCAAGCCTGCAACGAATCCTCCGGTTGGTTTTACCGAGATTTTTGCGGATATCGACAACGACGGTGCCATTATGATTCTAACTCCTGATGGCACTACAACTCCGGCTGGTGGCGCTGAAGTATCTTACTCAGACACTGACCCGGCGATGGATGGCATTGCGGCCCAAGGGACTAGCGACAAAGTCTCCCGGCAAGATCACGTTCATCCCTCGGATACTTCCAAGCTGACTGCGAACTCTCCCATAACTCCAGGGACTGGCACTAAAATTACTTACGATGCTTCTGGCCTCGTGACCGGCAGCACGGCACTGAGCACGTCAGACATCCCAGATCTAGATGCAGCAAAAGTCACCAGCGGCGTATTTGATATTGCGCGCATCCCAGCCGCGGCAATCGAGCGGCTAGTTCCAGTGGCAAGTCAGGCCGCCAGATACGCACTCACTACCGCCACAGTCCAGTTAGGAGATACTGTTAAGCAGCTAGACACGGGCATTATGTATGTCGTAATTGACACTGCTAATCTGGCCAATAGCGCTGGATATTCAGAATATACAGCCGGAAGTGCTGCAACTGTGCCGTGGTCCGGCGTGTCTTCTAAGCCGACGACGCTAGCCGGCTATGGTATAACGGATGCTGCCGCGCTAACCCACACTCATGGTAATATCACGAATACTGGCGCTATAGGGAGCACTGCAAACCTGCCTGTTATTACTGGCACTTCTGGCGTTGTAACTGTCGGAAGTTACGCCAGCACCACTACGACTTTAAGCACAGCGGCCGGTGTTGCCGGTACAAGCACGGCGTTTGCTCGTCAAGATCACACTCACACGGTAACTCCGGCAGGCATTGGCGCAGCTGCATCTGTGCACACCCACGGTAACATCACTTCTGCCGGGGCCATAGGTTCTACAGCAGGTATCCCAGTAATAACCGGCACTTCAGGAGTTTTACAAGCAGGGTCTTTTGGAAGTAGTGCAGGGACTTATTGTCAGGGCAACGACTCCAGGCTATCGGATGCCAGAACTCCTACCGCACATACTCACGGTAATATCACAAATACGGGGTATATTGGTACTACAGC